CGCTTGGGATTGTGTTATAAAACTTATTTATTTGATTATCACATTGTTATATAGGTTTATTACTGCATGGTATCACAATAGTATCTTTTTTATTTTGCTAATCTGTTCTTCGTATTTCCAGGTATCATCTATCATATTGCCTTTCCCAGAACATAGCCACTTAACATTAAGCATAGGGAATGCTTCGGAAATCCGGGATATTATATCACTTCCTATCGTTCCTCTGCCTTTTCCACTTTTATCCGAATTACTGATATATCCATTTCCTATATTACAGTATACTTCAAAGGAGCTATATCCTTTTACAATTTTCAGTTCATACCTTGCATAGTGAGCAAATGCCTTTAGCCTGTCTATCGCCCTTTCGTTTTGTTCTGTATTTTTTTTCATTAAATATTTAGTAATAATTTTATTTCACAAAAACATGCTTAATAACATATGAATATTCAAAACATTTATTGAACAATGATGTTATATGTTATACAAACTATCATTTTTAATAAACAAAGTAATATCATGGAAGAAGTTAACCTTTCTGCGCTCTGTATGATGAAGCAAATTAAAATTCTTACGCAACAATTACTACGACTATCCGAGGACCTAGAATTGGCCCACGAAAGAATTTCCGTATTGGAAAAAGACTTTGAAACGCATAAATCTGAACTGTACCATAAACATCCGGTTTATAAAATGAATATATTGCATTCAAAAGTTACCGGATTTTAAAAATAAGCAAGAACCGCCCCTACAAAATAGGGGTTGTTCTTAAGCTGTCTTTTTTTCTTCCAATACATTTTTTACGTCTAAAAGCGCTTGTTCAAGTTCGTCTCTTGCTTTCGCAATAGTCTGTTCAAGCTCGTTAAACTGTTTTTTCAGTTTACCAAAAAGCCTTTCATATCTTGAAACGGTTGTTTCATACAGCCTTGACAGCTCATCGTAAGAGAGAGACACGGAATCTGTGTCCTGCTGACTCAAACCGCTATCTTCATCTTCTATGAACATAGGTCCTTTGCCAGTGAGGATGTAGTTGGCGTTGACTTGGGGGTATGCTTCGCAAAGCTGAACTATTATATCACCAGATATAGCCTTAGTAACCCCTTTTTTGTAATGGGATATTTTAGCTTGTGCATTTTTCACGCCACAATCTTTTTCAAGCAAATATGGACTAATCTTTAAGCACTCCATAACCTCTAAAAAGCGTTCACTTGCAGCCATGATGATACTTTCACCAATATTTTCTTCGTTCTCATTTTTTAGAAAAGGTTGTCCTTCTCCTGTGATAAGCCACACCCGGCTATATTCAGGAAATACTGATAATATTTTATCCGCATAATTAGCACTTATGGCTTTTATTTTCCCATCACGAATATCATACAATGGCTGTGCCCTCTTAATCCCCATCAACTGAGATAACTTAGAAAGAGTCACTTTCTCATTATCAGTGATAAACTCTAATATTTCCCTACTGTTCATCATAATAATACTGTATTTATTTGGAGATACAGTAAAATACTGTATCTTTGCACCCGTTGCAAGTAGAGAGGCAACAGACACATGATTAAACAATCGCCCTAACGTGGGCTTTTCTATATGGAAATCCGTTGCCTCTCTACTTTAGCAACGGATTTTTTATTTTATAAAGTACAATCGGTTATTGTTTCCGCTTTACGAGCTACTGCGGAGGGCTATCGGGGAAAATACGTTCGACCAATAACAGATTTAAAACAACCTTCCGAAGCTTCACGGTGAAAGCCCGTGAGGGGATGCACGAAAGAAGGCAGTCGATTGAAATAAGCAGACTGGTGCGCAGGTGCAGGTTACGAGATAACCAACTCTGTAAAAGCTGAAAGCCGAGATTGGAAGCACCCAATTCAGAGCCGATGGGGTCGATACCTAACTTATACTGGTGATTTGCCATCGAATTATCCCTGAACCGTTAGAGAGAAAAAACGCTCTCTACGGGTAAGGGGATGATTCACTCAAAAATCAACGTTTCCTTCAAACCTGGTAATTTGTAAGTTAACATAAAGTATAATAATTACTTGATTAAATAATAACTACATATTATGAAGAAAATAACAAAGATTGAAATTATAATGTCAGTAGATGAAGATTCTGATTTGTATTCAAGAGATATATTTTTAAACGGGGAAAAAGTTTTTCACGATGAGTTCAAAAAAAATCTCTTAAATACAAAAGACTTTATTCATGAGTTTGCAAATAAGCTAATAAACGGATTTAAGAATGATAGACCATAGCCATTTAAAAAACATTTGCGGCCACCCGGTCATCGAAAATATAGACAAAATCAAAGCTATTTTTGCTATACGAACGGATTTTATGGTGGCTTTCTTGCTTTTATTTGACAAGTTCCTATTATATTCATCTCTCTCAATCTGTTCTATTAGGTTGTCAAAGTGTTTAGTATCAATAAGCCGTTTGGCTTCTTGGGTGACTTGCAAATCTCCATATCCAATATTTTTGCCTGCTCCTAAACTTTTTAGCTTCTCAAAAACTACTGTACCACTACTACCAAATAATTCTTCGCACTTCTTTTGGGAAATGCTTTTGTTCCTAATAATGTATTCGGTAGCAGATTTGCACATCAAAATCAAATTTTTATCCATAAAATTATATTATCAATTAACCGATTGTACAACATTTCAAAGAACGAATTATGAAAAAGATGCCAAAACAGAAAAACCGTATAACTAAACAGACCAGCAATTTCCTCTCTCATAGAGCGGTAAGATATACTCCAAAAGAATTGGAAGAGCTGAGGGAGTGCGCTATGATACTCCACAAGGTAGAGGATGCCGAACTTCGGGAACTATACAAGAAACGAGATGAACTACATCCTGAAAACCATCTATCAAACGGTGATTCTTTATGTCAAGAATCAGAGAGACTAGCTCTTCTTTTTGCTGTTTCGTTATCTCTATTGTCTTTAATTCTTGCATGCTTAGTTTTATGTTTTTCACGATAGCATTGCATGCTTCAATATTATCTGTTTCTGATAGATATTTAAGGCAGAGCAATCCGCTTCTGATAAGTTCATAATCAAGACCTAATGGAGACTTTCCGGTGGATAGATAGTGATAAATCATAAACGCGCTATTGAACCCCAATGCAAGATTAGTGTTAGAGTCCGTATGTAATTTCCTCTTCAATGCTTCAACCTCTTTGGTGGCTCTTTTGAAATCTACAAGGGTATAAATGTTCAAACCGATGACAGCCGTAACCAGCAACGCTAATATCCCCACTATCACCCCTTGATAGTCCATTCCCAAATCAGAGGTATGCGGATATGTTCTACATAGAGCCGCCACAGATACCATGATAGATATTGCAGACAATATTAGTGTTATTGTATTTCTATACTTACTCATAACAATATATTAATCAGAGTTTTATATAAAACATGTTTTATAACATACATTTATTTACTGTATTGGTATTGTTAATACAGTATTTTACTGTATCTTTGCGTCGTTGTTAGAACGAAAGAACGACAACAACAAGACATAAAAAATAGAAGCAACCATAAAAGCCGCTTGTATTTGTTTTTATGTCGGCGAATATAGCTATTTTCTATGAAAAAACAAATAAAGTGAGAAAATTTATATAATAGATAATATGAAAATAACAAGAGAAGATATTTTGAAGATTAAACCAGGGACTTCGCTTACTGTACGTCTAAGTGATTACAGAGCTTGCGATTCGGCGAGAGCTGTTGCTTATAGAGCCGCATTAGCAGACCCAAGACCGGATGTAGAGAGGTATAAGGTGTCTATTAATACGAAAACATGGGAAATTACAATTACAGCCGTTAAAAAGTTATGACTCGCACAGAAGCAAGAATATTAGCAGAAGAACTGTACAAACTTATGCGCAAGGATGTGAAAAGGATTGTAGAGGAAACAGTGATTGAATGTTCGGATGAATGGGTTGGGGTAGGAGAGGCTGCTAATATTCTTGGGTGTAGTGTTGGTACTTTGTATAACAATATATCTAATATTCCTCATACAAAAAACGGTAGACTTCTTCGATTTAAGAAATCGGCATTGATTAAATATTTGGAAAGATGAAACCCTATAGCTTAAACAGAATTACTTCCCTGCTTCTTCGGATTGCTCTAATAATAGCAATAATGGCGGGATGTATATACAGCAGCCGTGTAGAATACAACGATGATGTATTATCTGGCATGAGTTCCGATAAGTATGACTTCATCAGAAGCCGGATAAACGACAGCTCGCGGTCGGCGGTAGTATCCGAGTATATGAGTAACAAGCAGTATTACGACAGTCTTGACTATTAAAACCGCGTTGTGTGAACAACGCTCCTTCCTCTTAGCTCAGCCAGGCAGAGCATCGCTATGGTTACTTGTTCGAAGGTTTAGTATCCGGTAATTTCCGGTTAGCGAAGGTCGCACGTTCGAGTCGTGCAGAGGGAGCATTATAGGCGAAACCGATGAGCCAAACATTCGGGATGGGAGACTTAACCCTCAAAAATGAAGTCGTGTTCAGGGCACGTAAAATTAGCCTGCGCTGATAAGCAGTATATCTATATATACACATAGCTGAGGCGATGTATAGCGTGCAAGCAACCGATTGCGAAGACTGTTCATTGAGAGGTGAATACGAGCATAAGGCAGCAGCGTGATTAAGTTAATGAACATACTACAATAGTAGTCTATGTATCAGCGCGGAAAATCGTCCGTTGACCGTTAAAGTATGATGTTTGGGCGTCATTATCGCTGGTACTATTATATACTCCCTTCCCGTCAAATTCGGGCACGCTGAAAGCTAAACACGTATTGTTGCGTTGAAGGGAGCCAATATTTATTAATCTTTAAATATATAGAATTATGATTGGGAAAAAAGTAATTATTAGAGCAGACAGAGCGGGCGTATTTTACGGAGTATTGAAAGAAAAAAATGGTAGTGAGGTTACATTGACAGACTGCCGAAGATTGTGGTGTTGGTATGGGGCTGCATCTATCAGCCAATTAGCTGTTGAGGGAACGAAAAGACCTAATGATTGTAAATTTACATTAGTTGTACCGATAATCTCTATTTTGGGGGTTATAGAAATAATTCCTTGTACAGATGAAGCGATAAAATCCATTGAGGAGGTAGCCGTATGGAAGAACAGATAAGAAAGTTTCTTAGTATATACTCTGGCTCTGGCTATGGCGATGGCTCTGGCTATGGCTATGGCGATGGCGATGGCTCTGGCTCTGGCTCTGGCTCTGGCTCTGGCTATGGCTCTGGCTCTGGCTCTGGCTCTGGCTCTGGCTATGGCGATGGCTCTGGCTATGGCGATGGCTCTGGCTATGGCTCTGGCTATGGCGATGGCTCTGGCTATGGCGATGGCTCTGGCTATGGCTATGGCTCTGGCTATGGCTATGGCGATGGCTATGGCGATGGCTCTGGCTCTGGCGATGGCGATGGAATTAAAACATTCAATGGCGACAAAGCATATATCATTGATGATATTCCTACAATTATCAAGCATGTTCATGACAATGTAGCTAAAGGATATATACTGAACGATGACTTTACATTGACTGAGACATTTGTTGCAAAAAGGAATGGGAAATTCGCTCATGGAGAAACATTGCACGAGGCCTTTGCTTCGCTTCAAGAAAAATTGTATGACGATTCAACCGAGGAGGAAAGGTTGGAAGCTTTTAAAAAGCATTTTCAGGACTTTACTAAAAAGGTATCGGCTAAAGAATTGTTCCATTGGCATCATGTGCTGACCGGTTCGTGCAAGCAAGGAAGGCTGTCATTCTGTGCCAATAAGGGAATAGACATTGACAATGATACTTATACCGTACATGAGTTTATAGAATTAACTCAATATTCTTATGGCGGTGATATAATCAGAAAATTGAAGTAATATGTAATTATCCCGTGGCTCTCAATAGATGTTTGAGAGTAGTAAGGCAACCATCGGAACGCCCACGGGAGTTAACTAAATTGTAACAGCAATGGATACGCTTTTCAACTATATTAATCTATTCTTCGTTTTCTTTCTCGGGTTCGGATGCGGCATTATTTTTGTCTATTTGATGACGAAAATAATAGACAAAGCAATTCACGCATGCTCTGACAATCAAGAAGCCAAATGCAATAAATCCGTAAAAGAAGATATATGTAAGAAAGAAAATCCTTATCACATATCTATATCCAAGATTGTAATTAGCAGGAAAGAAGATAAGAAGGGAGGAGGCGATGACGGTACCCGAAAGTAGGAATAAGTATTGGGGTTTATATCGAATTCTTGCCGCTATATACGCAACGGCAACAAAAAGGTACGATATATACACGCAAATGATAGATGCAGTGGCTGAGAAAACAACCTGTTCATAAAACTCCAAGTTGGCAAACTCGGGTATGTACAGATACAAGACAGTAAATAAGACGGGGAACGATACCGCAAAAGCGGTAAACAAAGACTTATGCTCCATATTGTAGCATTTGATTAATTCTGATAAATCCATATTTCTTAATTTTTAGTTTGGCGACACAAAATTAAGAAAATCCCCTGATAATAACGTGATGTTGCCAATCGAATTGGTTCAGGGGAACAAAGCCTGTAAGGATGAATAATTCATGATAGCTTTTTAATGTAAACAGTCCCGTCTACGTGCTGGTCGGGAAACACTGCGACATGGCGGAATGGTAGACGTAGCACTCTATGATAGGAATGTCAAACCTTAGATGTGCGGAGCTTGACAACTCGTCCCGGTTCGAGTCCGGGTGTCGCAACATCTTCACTACAGATGAAGTATTTGTTTAGTCGTAGCCGGGCGGTCTGTGAAGATAGTCCGGTTTTTATTTGAAACCCATTAATAACAATTATATGAAAACATTACAATTAAGTGAACAAAAAGCCCGTGAACTATATCGGAGCGGTTCAAAAGAACTAAAAACAGTATTGGAAGAATCCTTTGGAGAGGATTTCTTTTCACAAGACGTTACAGAAAGAGTGAAAACCTACCTTGATGCTTGTCACGAGTTGGGAAGGGAACCACTCGATGAGAAAAAGCTATTGGAGTTAGGCCTGACGGAACACGATATTGCTTATCAAAAGCTGGCTATCGTTACGGAAGCTCTAAATGGAGGTCAGAAACTTAATGTATGCGATGCTAACGTGGAACGTTGGTATCCGTGGTTCAAGCCTAATGGGTCTCCTTCCTCTTTCGCTTTCTACGATTCGTATTGCGTTGATGCGTATGCGTTTGCGGGTAGCGGGTCTCGCCTTTGTTTGAAAAGCGAAAAGCTTTCCAATTATTGCGGGAAGCAATTCATTGATTTGTGGAAACAATTTATTCTATAACCCTATAAACTTACAATTATGACTTTAAATGTAGATAAAAAGAACGCTTTAAAGGCTTGGAGAGAAGCGGACAATAAAGGAAAGCAGATGCTTGAAAATCTATACGGCAAAGAAATATTTGCCAATCAAAACGTAATGGATAGAATCAAAACGTTTGAAGACGCAATGGAAGAAACAGGAAGAAAAGGTGTCCCTGATTTTTCAGATTTACCCAAAGACATGCGCAGGCATTTCATTGCGTTATATAAAATGGAAGTTATTACGGAAGCTCTGAATGAAGGCTGGAAAGCAGACTGGGATAACTCGGATGAGAACAAGTATTATCCCTATTTCATTATGTCTCCTTCCTCTTTCGCTTTCGACGATTCGTATTGCGCTCGTGCGTATGCGTTTGCGGGTGGCGGGTCTCGCCTTTGTTATAAAACACGCGAACTTGCGGAATATTCGGCAAAACAATTTATTGACATTTGGAAAGACATCCAGATAGGATAAGCATACAAAGGTCGTCTGCCCTTGTCTCCTTCCTCTTTCGCTTTCAACGATTCGAATTACGATAATGCGTATGCGAATGCAGGTAGCAGGTCTCGCCTATGTTGTAAAACTTCAAAGGGCAGAAACCTCACCTCTTGGTGGAAAACAACAATTCAAACGGTGTTGGTAGGTTTAACCCGAAAACTCTTATTAGAAAACAAAGGCTATGAAACGCTTTGGGAATTTATATCATCGCATCTATGATATAGATAATCTTTATCTTGCTTATTCTAAAGCTAAAAAGGGCAAAGGAAAAACGTATGGAGTTATTCAGTTTGAGAAAGATTTGGATAACAACATACTTTCCTTGCACAAAGAATTGTCGGAAAGAAGCTATATCACTTCTCAATACACGACTTTCATTATACATGACCCAAAGGAGCGTGAGATATACAGGCTACCATTTCGTGACCGTGTTGTGCATCACGCTATAATGAACATCCTTGAAGATATATGGACACCGATTTTCATTTCACACACTTATTCCTGTATCAAAGGAAAAGGCATTCATGGAGTGGTTAAACATTTGAAGAAAGACCTGAAAGATGCTGATGGAACAAAATATTGTCTGAAAATGGATATTCGCAAATATTATCCGTCAATAGACCACTCCATACTGAAACGTATCATACGTAAGAAAATAAAAGACATAAAGGTGCTTGCCCTTCTGGATGGTATTATAGATTCAGCACCGGGTGTTCCTATCGGTAACTATCTTTCCCAATTCTTTGCGAATCTATATCTTTCTTATTTCGACCATTGGATTAAGGAAGAAAAGCGAATGCCATATTATTACAGATATGCCGATGACATGGTGATACTTTCCAGCAGCAAGAAAGAGTTACACAGTATTCTTCTTGAAATCAACTCATATCTTAATGAGAAACTGCACCTGCAATTAAAGGGCAACTATCAGTTTTTTCCGGTAGATAGCAGGGGAATAGATTTCGTGGGATACGTATTTTTTCATACGCATACATTGATGCGGAAATCCATAAAGAAAAACTTTTGCCGTAAAGTATCTGCATTAAACAAAAAGAATATAACCCCGCATGATTACAAAATGGAAATCTGTTCATGGCTGGGTTGGGCGAAGCATTGTAATTCTAAGCACCTTATTAAAAAGATTATTAAGAATGAAAAGATTCAGTGAATTAGGAATTGAAATTGATGCAGACCGACATATATTTCCAGTTCCGCAGGTTTCAATAACCGATATTCTTAACTGTGAAATTGAAATACTTGATTTTGAATCGGGTGTAAAAACACAGCATGGTTCAGACAGATATGTAGTAAAAATAAAACATGAAGGTACGGAATGCAAGTTCTTTACAAACTCCACTCCTATTAAAGAAGCCCTAAGCAAGATTTCCAAAAAAGACTTTCCGTTCATTACAACTATCAGAGTGAAGAAGTTGGGAGTTGGGAACAGCAAGATGTACTATTTTACTTAACCAAATTCAGCCGCAGAAAAGGTCAGAGCTATTACCGTACTAAAAGCCGTGAGAGAAGCGAAGTGCGCACCGCTTCCCTTTAACCTTGTACGGGCGGTTTAAAAACACAATACAATGGAAAATGAACTTGAAGAACTGTACAAGGAGCTGAACGAAGTCAAAGCTTGCGATTTGGACTATCTTCCCAAGTATGGGTATTCTTCAAAAGAAGAAATCATTCAGCTTATAGAGGTAGACATTGAGGCGTTGCGCGCAGAACTCGAATGTAATCAATATGATTATATACCTGACGAACTCGAAGACGAAAGGATGTTTCTTTGCGTTAGTCAAGGGCTACCAAGATATTGTTAAACTAAAAAAACATTTATAATGAGTACAATAACGACAATCCCGCAGCTTAAATCAATGCTTGCGAATGACAATGTGAAAGCACGTTTCAAAGAAATTCTCGGAAAGAAAGCGCCGGGATTTATCAGTTCGATAGTAGCGGTTGCCAATAGCAATACATTGCTTCAAAAGGCAGAACCACAGTCTATCATGAATGCCGCTGTGGTAGCAGCTACTTTAGATTTACCTATCAATCCCAATCTCGGATTTGCTTACGTTGTCCCTTACGGTAATCAAGCGCAATTTCAAATGGGCTGGAGAGGTTTTGTTCAACTTGCTATGCGTAGCGGTCAATATAAGACAATAAACGTAAATGAGATATATGAGGGGGAGATAAAGAAGTCGAACCGATTTACCGGAGAATATGAATTTGGAGAACGCTCTTCTGATAAGATAGTAGGCTATATGGCTTATTTCAGTCTCATCAACGGTTTTGAGAAGTTTCTCTATATGAGCAAGGAAGATTGCGAAAAACACGGAAGGAAGTTTTCACAAACGTATAAACGCGGCACAGGCATATGGTCTACCGACTTTGACTCTATGGCAAAGAAGACAGTTTTAAAAATGCTACTTTCTAAGTTTGGTATCTTAAGTATTGAAATGCAACGCGCCCAAACATTCGACCAGGCTATTATAAAAGATAACCTGACAGAAACCGACATAGACGAAGCCGAAGTGTCGTACAATGATAATCCCGACAATGAGGAAGCCAGACGCAATGCAATGAAAGAGGCTTTGCAGGAAGCGGAAGTTGTCGATGAAAATACAGGCGAATTATTTAATACTGAGACAAAATGATTGAACAAGGTAGTTTTGGATGGCTTCGCCAACGCCTGGGGAACTTTACGGGAAGTCGCATCGGGGACTTAATGACAAGCGGAAAGAAAGGGGAGCTGTTTGGGAAGACAGCCCTTTCATACATATATGAAGTCGCAGCAGAAAGAAACCTACTCCCTAAGTATATTGAAGATGATTATCTGTTTGAGATATACCAAAACCAGGTAAGCATCAACAACAAGTTTATAGAGTTCGGACACGAAAATGAAGATTTTGCCGCCGAACGTTACCAGCTTGTCACAAGATGCGAACTTGAAGAGTGCGAAAGTATACAGCACCCTACAATACCTTGCTTCTCCGCTTCTCCCGACCGCATAGCGATTAAAGACGGCTTAAGAAAGGTGGTGGAAATAAAATGCCCAACTCCCAAAAAGTTCATGGAGTATATAAATGAGGTTAAGGATAACGATACGCTTAAATCAGTAAATCCTCTATACTTCTACCAAGTACAAGCGGAGATGTCCTGTACAGGATTGAGCAAAGCTGATTTTGTCGTTTTCTGCCCTTTCTTGAAACACAACATTCACATTGTAGAGATAACAAGGGACGATGCCGTAATCGCTGAATTTGAGAGACGGATAACCGAAGCAAACAAAATCATTAATCAAATATTGAATAGAAAATGAATTTAACCGGAAGCGTAAATTTGCTAAAGCTCGAAAAAGCGGGCATAGCAACAATCAAGAATAAGAAATGCGTTGTCATTCCGATAGAAGAAAACGACCTTTATGTAAGTATGGACGAGAACCTGAAAGCAAAAGCCGTCTATCTTAACGTTAATATTAATGAGCGTAGAGAGCCGAGCCAATACGGCAATACCCATTACTGCAAACAATACTTATCAAAGCAGTATAAGGATGCGAACAAGACAGAAGCAGAAGCCAAGTCAAAGGTTTACTTGGGAGACTTCAAGCCTTATGAGTTTGAGGGTTCCGGGAATGCCGCAGCTACGGTGGAAGCGCCTGTTGTGCAGGTTGATGATGATTCACTCCCATTTTAGAATATGAAAGAGAAGAGATGTTTTAAGTGTGGTAAAATTTTGCCTATAACTGAATTTTATAGGCATTCTCAAATGGGTGACGGGCATTTAAATAAATGCAAGTCTTGCACAAAAGAAGATTCAATAAAAAGATACCATGAAAAGTCTAAAGACGAAAAATGGATGGAACTCGAACGCGTAAGAGGACGCGAAAAGTTTAAAAGGCTTGGTTATAAAGATAGATTTAAATCTGTAACTAAAATTTGTCCAAAGGAGAAAATGGTATCATCAATGCTTAGAAGAAGAGGATATGATACATCCGGGAAAGAAGCTCATCATTGGAATTATAATTCTCCTTTTTCTGTTTTTCTTTTAAGCAGGAAAGCGCACAAATGTATACATAAATATATTTATGTAAATTACTCAAATAAACTATGTTATACGCATGATGGTGATTGCATAGATACATTGGAAAAGGCAAAATCTCTTTTTGAAAAATGGCTTAAAATGAATGGTATACGAGAAAATCTATTGCATATAGATATTAAATAATTTAATAATCAAAAAACATATAAAATTATGCTGTACGAATTTAAGCTAAAAGTAAACAAGGTTAACGAGAAAGGTGATGAAAAGGAAGTCACCGAACATTACATAACCGATGATGAGCTTTTCGGTCATGTGGAATTGAAAGGCAATGAGCTATACAACGGTGAGTGTGATGTTTTCGCAATCAGCCGGAGTAAGATACGTGAGATTGTCAATGAGAAGCAGGAAGATGAGTTCTTTTATAAGGTCACTCTTGTTGAGATTTTCGTAGACGAAAACGGGAAAGAAAAAGAGAACAAATATTATGTTCTAATAGCAGCAAAAGACATGGACGATGCCAACAGAAAGGCGGCGGAATACATGAAACAGGGACTTCAAGACATGAAGCTGGACGCTATTGCAAAGACAAAGATTTTAGACTTGATATAATTAACCGAAAGCCCTCTGCTCACGCAGAAGTCCCGTGAAAGGTTCGGGTTAAGTGATTTAATTTCAGCTAACAGTTAACTATCCCGGTGTGGCTTGACCGCCTATCCGGGAACTATTTGTTAACCTGCCTGTCCGGTCTGTGAAGATTGGGCGGGCAAAAATGGTGGTATGGCGGAACAACGAGAGACGCTAAAGTGAAGCTCTTATAGATAGGTTGGTAAGTCAATGTGTTACGGTTAGCCGTAAAAAAAAATTCAAACCACTGAGTTAATAACGGGTAATGCCGAATAGACCGCAATGTCAATGAATAAACTACTTGGTGAAAGTCCAAGAAAAACTCCTATCATGCAGGTGCAAGTCCTGCTACCACCTCATAAATGTGAGCCACACATAAATGGCAAGGGTTAGTAAATAATGGTTGTGCCCCGGAGAATACGTTTCGGGGCTTTAATAAAAAACAGCATGGAAACAAAAGAAATTACCAAGACTATTTACATTGCAAATGACGGGAAAGAGTTCTTAACGAAAGAAGATTGCGAAAAGCATGAAAGGTTTGTTGAAGAAATACTTTCACGTATTAAGTATTTCTGTATCAGATGTAATCCTGACTTAACAGAAACAGGAAATTTCTCTCATAAAATATATGTGGCTGTGTTTTCTAAACATTACCTATATAAAGATATTGCATTTCAATGGGCTTTAAAGAAGTTTGGTACTTACTTAGGGGAAAGCGTAATGGGATATGGCTTCCAACCCCATTTTAATGTAAGTGAAGTTTCTAAAGAAGAATATGAAGAATGCCCTGCTACTGTTTGGGGAGGCACTCCATTGAAGAGTGAGAAAATATTCCTTAGTCCCAAATCGGTAGAAGGATTTCCTGAAAACATTGACTACATGGAAGAATGGGGATTCAAATAAAAACTTGAATGAAACTTACAGTAACCAAATCCGAAGGTGCAATCATTCAGAAGCTTATCGCAGACCGAAAGTCAGACATTCATAATATTGGAGGTGACAGCAAGCAGGCAGAGCGTCTAAGTAAGCTGAACAAGAAGATTGCAAGGCAGATAAAGAAACAATACAAGACATGAGTCCTTACGTAATAACTTCTGCGGTTCTTATTACTTATGACGGAAAGAAGATACCGTTGGAAAACATAGAAAGTGGAATAATGACCCGACCTATCCAGTTGACTAAGGAGAGGACACTCGATGCTTTCTCCATGATGAAAGATAAGCCGGTGGATGTGGAACTTAAAATCAAATATATATGAAGAAAAAAAGAGAGTATATTACAATCACAACCGAAACGGACATATATATAGACGATTATCTCGATGATTTTATGACCGTCGCCTCTGATGAAGATTTGATTGAAGAAATAGAAAAACGAGGGCATGTGGTATATAAAAAAGGAATTCCCATTACTCCTTTTGGAGAGCAACCTATTGAATTTAACAATCCGACCGATTTAAAAAGGCATTTATGCGACATAGCTAATGCCGGCTATTGTATATCCAATGAAGAACTTATCAATGAAATAAAATTAAAACTACCATAACATGATATATAATAAACAGATAATAAGGGGCAAGATACCGAGTAAATCTAATTGTTATAAAGTTATAACAATCCGCGGTCATGGCAGTCTTGCCAAACAGCCGGCATTGAATGAATATGAAAAGTCGTTCTATCTACAATGTAACCAGTACAGAGGCAAGATGATAGCAGGGTTGTTTGAACTTTATTTGAATGTATTCTATGAAAACCAACGCCCAGACCTCGACAATTGTTTCAAGACAGTACTTGATTGTCTACAAGGATGCAAAGCTATCAAGAATGACCGTAATTGCGTGAAGATAGTAGCAGAGAAGTTTATAGACAAAGTAAATCCAAGAATAGAATTTATAATCAAGGAAGTTGAATTATAAAAAATAGACAATTTGAAAGATGCATGAAAATAAAGATGAATAAACATGGCACGAAACAGAATGATTAAGCCAAAGTTCTGGGATGATACCAAAATAGGACGTCTTACAAGGGATGCAAGGCTTCTCTATATAGGTCTTTGGAATTTCTCTGATGATTCAGGGACTGTAATAGGTGATTCTATCTGGTTAAAGTCTAAAATATTTCCGTATGACCAAATCCAAATACAACAGTTTGAAAAATGGATGAACGAGCTTGTGATAAACGGATTTATATGTCTGCTTTCCTATAAAGGGGAAAGATTCATATATCTGCCAAATTTCACTCGGCATCAAGTAATCAACAAACCTAATTACGAGGATTTGAATATACCTAAATACTTGATAGACAAAATAAAAGATAATATTCACTTATTAATCACGGAACAATCACGTAATACTACCGTATCATTCACTGAACAATACGTGACTAAAATAGAAGTAGAAAGAGAAGAAGAATATCCCCCCTATAATTCCCCCCAAGGGGAAGTCTCGCCATCAGGGAACAATGAGAGTGATAAGATAAATTACAATGGTCTTATGGATACGTTCAACAAGATGTTTGAAGGACGGTTACCCAAAGTTACGGCAATGACAGAAAAACGTAAGAAAGCCGTAAAAGTAAGAGCCGCAGAATATGGAAAAGAGGCTATTATGGCTGTTTTCAACAACGTTTCTCAATCAGCATTTCTTTTGGGGCATAATAACCAAAACTGGCATTGTGATTTCGACTGGATATTCAGACCGACAAATTTCATTAAGATTTTAGAAGGCAATTACAATGGAGAAAGACTTAGTAAAAATCAACAGGATAGCGAGCAGCGAAAACGTGATTCAGTTCTTGCAGTCGCTACAACAGTCAGAGAAGCTGCCGCAAAAAAAAGAAAGGAACTTGAAGCAGAGGGCGTTATTGAATAAATATCCTGACCCTGCACAATTCATACTTGATTACAATCCAGATTTGCAGTTCAAAATTGTCAGGTGTAAGGCGACTCACTCCGATTTAGCCATGAATTTTTCTATACCTACATTAGGATTATTGGCTTCGACTTATGGAGATGAAACTCCTTTAGAATGGTTGAAAATTCAATTCGGTACACTCAATGACTTCGCAGAGGTATCTACCAAGATTGCTAAGGAGCAGCTTAATGAGTTAGCAGAGATATTTATTTCTGAGTATTATTACCTTAATGCAGCTGAGATATGCTTTTTCATTGCACGGTTTAAGTCTGGGAAATACGGACGATTCTATGGAGCTATAGACCCGATGAAGATTACAAGCGCTATGCTTGACTATATCAAGGAACGCCGCATTGACATTGAGCGTTACGAACGTGAGCAATACCGACTACAGCGCCAAAAGGAGATAGAAGAGCGCGGTAGCAACGGAATTTCCTATGTCGAGTATCTTGAACGTGAACGTAAGCTTGTGGAAAGTGGAGATGCAGAAGCCATGAAACGAGCGGCAAATCGTGTATGTAGTATCAGTTTACGTAAGTAGTGGCGAAAGCATAAATTTGACAATAATATGAGACTTACAATATGTTGGACGACAAGAGGCAGGCAAAGACGCTTTTACTATGATATATGCAAAAAGTTTGGCATATCGGATTACATGAGTGTTAATCATGAGACGCCATGCGATATAAGGGATGAAGATATGGAACTGTTAAAGGAATGCGAAAAACGAGGGTTTATCCAAATAAGAAACAAACGGTAAATAATCATGGACATAGAGATTGAAAAGAAAATCGAACAATTGGAATGGCAGCGTGACAATGCAATGCGCATACGCTGCCCGTTGGTGGCAAGGAAGTATCAGCGCATGATTGATGAACTTGCAAAAGAGAGCAAAAACAAGAATATGAACAAGGCAGAACAGGCAAGGCAATGACCACCGACACGGCAAATCAGATAATCAGCAAATATGAGAGTCTTGTAGTTCTGTGCACCTACAACATATTGCTCACGAACGACATCTGTTGCGGGCAGGTTATCGAGTGTCTGCATGCGATGAAGAGAACGCCTTATTACAAACAGGCATTCAAGCGGTATTTGAATGATGCCGATAAGGCAAGAAAGGAATACGAGCGTACTGTAAACAGCGTTATCGGTTCAGACCGGAGCGAGTTTTTCGCCGACTGCAACGACAAGTATACGAAAGAAGTGAACAAGCACGTGGATATGCTGTATTGGCAGTTCAAGCAGGCTCTTGACGATAACGGCATATCCCATTCCGCAGAGATTGCAAGGTTCGAACTTGCAAGAACATTGTGTGATTACGCCTGCATCCAGTTTGACGAAAGGATTAAAGAACTTCGGAAGAAAGACGCACGGTTCAACGGGTTCACGTTGGAATATTTGAAGCTTTCCAATGTAGCAAGGGTGATGAACCTTGCTTCCGACTGTTTGAAAATCGGGAAAACGGTCAATATGAACACAGAGCGGTGTACAGCAGCGTTTGATGTGCTGGTAAGAAAGCTGTCGGATGCGGATAATATTGCCAACGCAATAAAAGTTTAGTGAGATGAAACCTATTTATAACCTTATAACCCTCCTCATGGACTGGCTTTCGGTAGAGGTCGGAGTGGATGAAGAGTGGTTCTGAATTATGGAAATGAAGAAAAGCGAATTGACACACGGCTCTCTGTTTAGCGGCATAGAAGGTTTTGGATTAGGTGCGGCACTTGCCGGCATAAAGACCGAGTGGAGTTGTGAATTTGAGGATTATCAATCATTAGTAATAAAGAAAAACTTTGGAGAAGAGCATGAAATCAACAGAGATATTAGAACGTATTCAAAACCTCCGTTTGTTGACATCATCAGCGGTGGATTCCCTTGCCAGGACATCAGCATTGCTGGAAAAGGTGTCGGAATTGTCGGTGAGAGAAGCGGCCTATGGTCTGAAATGTTCAGAATTGTACGGGAAGCTAAACCCCGTTACGTTATCATTGAAAACAGTCCAATGCTCCTTGTTCGGGGATTCGAGCAGGTCCTATGCAACCTTTCCTCAATCGGGTATGATGCGGAATGGCAGTGTTTATCGGGCACCGACTTTGGAATACAACAGAGTCGGGATCGATTATATTGTATTGCCTACTCCAACGAAGTCAACGGCAAACGGAGCATGCAAGAATCGGTATTTCGGAAGCCCTACTTATCGGGGCAATATACACGAGTATATCCGGGATGGCGAACAAGACAGTCAATACCCTCACCCCGATTTACTGGAAAGTCTAATGGGGTTCCCGACAGGGTGGACCGAACGGAGTGTATAGGTAATGCGGTGCAACCGATAATTGCACATTACCTGTTTGAGTGCATTAAGATATTCGATAACAAACTGACATGGTAAGGTAATATGAATGTTCATCAGACAGTCCCCCGCTCCGATTGCACCTCTTTCGCCAAATGCGGCAAGCATTCCCTTGCCTATTGCCGGAAGTACGGTGCATCCGAATGCGGCCCGTGCGAGATAGTGAAACGGAAACCGAGGAACCGGGTGATGGTGGACGGTGTAGAACGCAAGGTGTGCAGCCGCTGCAAAAGACCGCTTCTACTATCCTGCTTCTATGACAGGACAATCTATCGCAACGGAAAGGCGTATCACATCAAGACGTCATGGTGCAAGATGTGTGTTTCGGAAGACAATCGGGAACGGAATAAAAGAAAGGAAAACAAATAACGAAAGGAGAATAATCATGGAAGTAAAGAACGGAATAATAATAGACGGAGTGCTGCATGAAGCTATAATTAAAAGCGAACTTGACAATGAATTTTATTGTGAGGATTGCTCTTTATATAGCTTCTGCCACGGAGGTTTTGATGAAAGATGCGCGATGTTTAGCGCTGATGGATTTGTCATTCATGGCAAAGTAAAAATAGATAAGGAGGAATAATTAAATGGATATAGTACCTATTATAACAAAAGATAATCTTTCTAAGGAACAGATAGAATATCTGCAAAAGCAGCAAACAGAATATAAATTGGTTAATAAGATTAAGAAGAATCCAGGACATATCTTATTCTCTTTTAATCGAAAAACAAAGGAAATCAAGAGAGCTTCTATTATACATAAGGTTGCTCTTGGTTTGGATGGACTTCCTGTAACCAAAACTGAAACAGTTATAGAACCTGATTGCTATTACGACCAAGCCTTGAATGAAAAGAATTTTAGAAAGAAATTAAAGAGAATTGGATTGTTAAGTGTTTAAATGATTTGAAAACAAGTAACTATGAGATTTACAACACCAGCGTTTATACGTAAAAATACACCGGAATTAAGGAAGAAGTTGGAAAAATTAGGATACAACCATTCTACTGATGTAATCGAAGATGAAAGATTTTGTATTGCTACATCACCAGTTAACTGCAATTATCATGTTATTCTTAAAGAAGTTTTTGATGATACAAATCCTCATTGCACATGGAACTGTGCTGGAAGAATTGATTGTAGTATCAACGAAGAGCTTTTCTTGGCTATCGCTGCATTGAGGGATGATAGTAACTATATGCAGTGGTTTATAGCAGACTCCATTCTTAGCGTTTCTTATGACGATTCTATTGGCAACGATCATTATTTCACAGAACCCAAAGGCATTATGTTCTTTTGGGATGAAAATTGGAATCATGAAACTATTATTTCAGGACGTTATCACAAGGCTACCGTAAACGAATTGATTGAACACTTTAATAAAAGTTAATTATGACCGAAGAACTCGTAACATTAGAGACAGCGAAGCTGCTGAAAGAGAAAGGGTTTAATGAGTATTGTAAAGATATTATTAGGGAAGATAATGGTCGGATGATGCAATCTGTGTTCCGAACCAATAAGGACTTGCCTAAAGGTGCATATTCTCGTCCAACTCAGTCGATTGCTGCTAAGTGGCTGCGTGAAACCAAGAACCTACATATTGAAATATTCTATATGCGTGGAGACTATTGGTATATACAATACTAACAATTCCGGAACATGACGTAATAGAATTGCCAAACAGACCTTTGGTACATTATAAATCCTACGAGGAAGCACTGGAAGCCGGAATACAAGAAGTATTAAAACTTATATAACTATTATGAGCAAAGGAATTTACACAAAAGAAAATGTAGGTAATGGTGTATTCATCTTTACCGTCAATAAGAATTTTGTAGAACCTAAATTTTGGGGACTGCATGAAGAAAACGAACAGGCACAATGTGTAGTTATTATCCATGATGGCAATGCTTTATTCTTCTATCCGGAAGATATGGATAATGATACCCATATTCTTCTTGATTGGGAGAAAGAGCAAACAGGAAAGATATATCCAACCACAGAAGAAGGCATGAAGGATACCGATGGAATAGGCAATACCAAAGCATTGGCTGCATCCGGAAGCGAAATTGCTGAGAAAGTCATAGCATTGGACTTATGTGGATTAAGTTGGCGCATTCCTACACTACAAGAGAGTGTCTTAGGGTATGAACATAAGGTTATGCTGAATGCAGCCTTAGCTATCTGCGGAAAACAACCAGTGAAAGATGACTGGTATTGGTGTTCTACGAGAAAAGGAAACAAACGCAATTTTATTCTCAGTTGGGGCGACGGTTTTAGATACGACAACATTCAGGACAGTGACGATTGGGTTCGCCCCGTGTCCGCTGCCTCTCTTAATTCACTTTAACCTTATAAATGATTACAACTATGGCAAAAGTATTTATAACAAAGTATGCCTTAACAGAAGGTATTAAAGAGATAGAAACAGATATTATTAGAAGTAGATTTGAAGATAGAGAATATGTAATTGATGGTTTATGTTCTTACTTCCGTATAGGGGAAAACGCATTCACCGATAAATCCGAAGCGTTGAAAAAGGCGGAAGAAATGAAGATTAGGAAAATCGCTTCTCTTCGTAAGCAGATTGAGAAACTTGAAAAATTATCTTTTAAATGTGAAGAGGGTTAATAATGGATAACATAAGATTAAATATAGGCACTCTAAATAAATGCTGTTCCAAATGCAAGTATTCAAAGGAAGCGTTTGACAACCAATTTGTAAGGTGCACATTTTATCGTTTTTACCCTTTTAGACAATTTATATGTAAAAGCTATGAATAGAAAAGAATACCAGGAACACTGCAAGCATTACAGCCCCTACAGTGGACAATGCTACAAAAAGTCATTCATATCGAGTATGGCAAGTAATATGTATGTGAACATGCGGTGTGACGGGAAATGCCCCCGTATGAGTAATTACGACAAGAGAAATAAATTAAATAGCCTTGGACGGGCTTTGTAAAATCCATATTGATATGAAAAAGTATATTGGAACAAAACAGATTGAAGCCGAGTCTATGACAAGAGGTGATGCGTGGGGAAAACATCTCCTCAGAGAAAAGCCGTCAACCGAAAATTTTGACGATGAGGGTTATCATGTTCGTTATGAAGATGGATATGAAAGTTGGTCGCCTAAAGATGTATTTGAAAAGGCATACAAGGTAGCTGATACTCCTCTTGACCGTATGTATATCGAATATAATGAGTTGATGGACAAACATAATAAGTTAGCCCTGTTTCTTGGCCGAAAAGATGCTGTTGAAATAGCTGGTGAAAATCAGGTCACTTTAATGGAGGTTCAAAAAGTACAGATGCACTACTACCTTCTTACTTTGAAAGAGCGCATTGGGTTAATGAAGAAATAAATATTGCCATACGGCGGTTGGACGTCTGCCGTATGGCTCAAAACAGAATAAATATGGATTTAAATGAACTGCGCGACCGCGCCTATAAAACCGCTTGCGACCACGGTTTCCACGATGAAGAATTGAGTAACGAACATTGCCTTTGCCTTGTAATATCCGAGCTTATGGAAGCCGTGGAAGCAGATAGAAAGGGAAGATTAGGAAAGAAATGTAAATCACGTTTTGAAATGGACTATAATCGCTATCCTGCATTAGTGGAAGAAGAAAAGCGATTTAAGTGTTCCTTTGAAAAGAATGTAAAAGATACACTTCCCGATGAACTTGCCGATGCTGTAATCCGCCTGCTTGACCTTGCCGGATTGAGAGGTATAGATTTGTCCGATACGAATGAAATTGCCGATGAATTTGTGAGCCTCAAATCCGGATTCAGATTTACAGAGGTTTGTTTTGGTTTTACACTCCTACTAACTAACGATGTAGAAGGTTTGGGAAAAAGGATATGTTTCGCTCTTGCCGGGTTGATTAAGTATTGCCAATTTTCTAATATAGACCTTATATGGCATATCAATCAGAAGATGAGATACAATGAATTGAGAGAAAACAAACATGGAAAAAAGTATTGATTATGAAAGAAATAGAAATGTATCCAGGCGTAAACATTGACTACGCATACGAACAGTTGAAGAAATTCAAGCAGGAAACTGGTGAAGATTGTTTTTGTAAATTCAATGACAAAGAACTGTATTCAAGTGAAGCACTTGATGAAATGTATTTGAAGGTCACGAGAAAGACAAAGGCAGAGTTCGACAAGGATTTTCAGGATAAACATAACGAATATCTACGAAGGGAAGCTGAGTTCCACGCCAGAATCCCGCAACTGACAATAGAATACCGGCAAAGAGCACGTGGTATTATTCCAAATAAACATCTTGAATATTGGGATAAGATTGTTCCTATACGATTGAACGACCTCTATAAAGGGCTTGAACTCGATTGCTTGTTGAAACTTATATCCGAACTCAATACAGATAAGCCTCAAGAAGAACGTTTCAAGAACTGCTTGCAAATGTTCATCGACCAAGGTCACAGCGGTATGAGTGCCAGTCTTATGTTTAGTGGGCTTTCTCAATTCCATGACTTAGGTTCTCAATTAGTCGATTACATAAAGAAACATTGAGTTATTGAAAAGAAATACCTATGAATAAACTGGAGCACATCGCCACAATTGATTACTGCTACTGGAGATTAAACAAGCTCAAAGAACAGCTTTCCAAGCCTAAATCGACTATGGAGCAGTTGGTTGATAAAGCCTGCGGTTATAATGAAGTAGAAGAAGTGAAAAAGGAAGCTATAGCCCTTTTGGAACAGATTGTTGAAAGTAAAAAGGCTATCGGTGTGAATTATTCGGGAGATAGCAAGTTCCTTGATAAATTAAAGAACAAAGAAACACATGAGTAAACTATACAAAGTAACCCTCTTCGGTAAATCATTCATTATAGGATGGTTCAGTTATGCAGATAAATGGTATCATAAATTTAGTATAATAAAATAATGGATATAACAGAATTAAAAATCGGTGACCGGGTGAGAATAAAACTCCCGTCACCACAAGGAGAGAGACTTTCCATACCCATGCAGGTAATAGGGCTGCTTTCTAGTTTCAACAATCCAAGCCCTAAAGATACGGTATATCTTGACTTTGAAGGAAATGAGGGAGATATATGGGAAGAAGAAGTACAAAATTTAGTGTTTTCAGACAATGAAGAGAAGTCATGAGAAAAGCAGACAGAATAATCAGAGACAGACATTCCCGCATCCCGGACAAATACAAGAAGATTGACACTGCGGTCAACGGGGATGTAGAAAGCCTTGCCGAACAACACAAGGAAGTGGAAAGAAGGCTATTCCCTCTACGCCTTAACAAGACCACCGTTATTTACGTCACAAAAGACAAACAGAATGAAGCATATGCAGCGAAAGCACGTAAACGGATGGGGATAACAGAGCCAAAGAAAACGTTTGTAGACCCACTTTCGGAAGAAAACATTACCAAGTTGTACAAGGAAGAAAAGATACCACCCCGCAGAATGGCAGAGATGCTGAATGTAAGTGTAAGGACGATATACCTAAGATTGGCTAAGTATGGACTTACAAAAGTTAAATGCAGATAACATGAAAGAGAATAATATTTTAAACAAAGAGATTTATGCAGAGGCTATGATAGCAGCCTCTAAGGTTGATTTCCTTGAAAGCAAGGATGAGATTAAGATGTATGCCACTTCGTTGTATAACGCGATGATATGGGGTAGAAAAGTAAAATATTAAGTTTTTTATTTGGCGTTATAGAAATTAGAGGTATATTTGCAGCGTTACACATATTAAGAGGCGGACGGTTGTCTGCTTTATGCAGGCATTTTTTATGCTTGTAAGCTAACGCTGTATATTATAGCGGTCTGCAAACCCGTGTGGAGAGTTAATAGCCTCCCAACTGCCTCTTAGGTATGTGTAACGGCGGGTTAATTGCAGACCGTCTTCTTTCTGCAATGCCATAAAACGTTACAAAAATGGCAAATGAATTAGTTTTTAAAGGTCAAAATGACCAAGTGTTAACCAATAGTATTTTGGTTGCTGAAAAGTTTGGCAAAGAGCCAAACGATGTAGTAAGAGCAATAGATAATTTATTGCAAAACGCTGATAATGAATGTGACGCAAAAGTTCGGGACATGTTCGTGGAATATACAGAAGATGTTCCACAGCCCAATGGAGGGGTGAAATCCGCAAGACGATTTATAATGAACCGAGACGGGTTCACTCTTTTGGCAATGGGATTCACTGGTAAGAAAGCCCTAAAATTTAAATTGGAATACATCGCAGCATTCAACTCTATGGAAAACGCATTGAAACGGCATCTTTCTTCCGCACAGATGTTTGCAATGCAAGCGAACATAAACCTCGAATACGAGAAACGGATAGAGAATATAGAGAATGAGATTGCGGAAATAAAGAAAGAACGGGAAGAAAACGGGAAATTCTTATTGTCAGTGGCTATGTCTTCGGAAGAATTGCCGCAGCTGTCTATGCGTGACAACATCCGGCAGCTGGTAAACAAATACGCATCCGCCATGAATATAAGGCAGCAAGACGTATGGCACAAGATTTATGACCAGCTGTATTACCTATACCATATCTCCATACGGAACTACAAGAAAGCAAGACGAGACGAATCCAAACTTGAAATAGCGGAGAGAAATCATTTCCTTGATAAGATATACAACATCATATCCAATATGGTGAGAGAATCTAAAGCAGCCTAACCCTATTGCCAAGCCCTGCCCGTACCTATTCCGGGCGGGCTTTTACTAAAAGACTAAACAAATATTCATCATGGAAAGAAATACAATACCTGCTAAGAAGCAATACGACCTTAGCGCAATAGACGAATTATTCAAACATAGCATAACACCCGAAGAACTTAGAGGGGAGCTTATCGAACTGGTGTTTGATTACGCACAATACGTAGAGGAAGGTGTTACCGACTTGTTCAAATGTCACATGGGTACGCTATATGTGCTATATAAGGCTTTAGAGGATGTAAAAGAATTAGAGACACCAAGCTAATACCCTCACCAAAACAGCAAGCGGTATAGCCCAATGGAGAACCCGTTCAAAGCGTTCTAAACGTTCCATTGGATAACCCGGAAAAGGCGGCAATAGTCCATGTAAAGGACATTGTCCGCCAATTCAAGCAGTTCATCTATGTAATCCCTTTTTCGCATCACGTTCAAGTTTTCTACGTTGTTGGCGGTTTATACCATTTGCTATGGCAAGGCTGTTCAGCGTCTCTTTCTGTTCGGGAGAAAGCATGTTATATACTTCTTCCCGTGATTTGCCTGATAAAATGGCTTGTACTATTTTCCACATAAGCTACGTCTACAATGTTCACACAAAAATTTCTTCGCTACCGGGAACATCTTCTGTCCCACATATCCGCTAAGGTACTGCGCCTCTTCCCCGTATGGGTCGATGCCGAACGCCCGTGAGATATGCCGACATAGATGCCCTTTTTCATGGTCGAAAGAGTTTTGAAACTCTGCCGGGGAAGAAGTAAGGGCTATAACCATTACGGTTTGCCTGTTTTGGATATTGGAGTAAGTGATACCCGTATTCAGATTGCAGGAGCGCATGTTCTTATAGGCATTCACCAAATCCAGCCCCCTGCATCCAACCCGCCGAAGGTCGGCGATGATACGGTCGGTATAATAGCAGTCCACCGCATAATATACACGGACTTCCCAATCATAATCCGGTATGTAAAAATCCTGTATTATCATAGGCTACATCATCTGTTCCCACATGATAGGATTGCCGGAGCCTATGCAGTCGGCATAGAACCGAGTGAAAGGCATTCCATTGTAAGCGTCCACATCATCTATGTAATCCTTAATGAACAATGCGAGATGGGCTTCGTCAGTGATAGAACTTTTGTAGTAATCCGACTTCGCCATGTTTGCCACGTAAACGCTGTCGTACCCTGCATCCTTCTCCAGGTTTACACTGTACTTTTTCAGAAGCTCCTCTACCTGCTCTTTGCTGATTGGTTCAAGTTTTTCCTCCTTGCCCGTAGATTTGTTTTCCATCTTCATGCGGGAAACAGCCCATAGGCACATCTTCTTGCTGAAATGCCATCCGTACTGGCTGAGATAGTCAGCCATTGCAGGCGGTATTCTGTCGTATGTATCTAATCTTTGTTTCATATTTTCCTGATTTTAAGTGATTGGCAAAAGAGGGGAATAATCCCCTCTCCATTACATGAACTCTCCGTTGGCGCGTCTGCGTCTGCGTTCGCCCATATCATCACCGTAAGGCTGTGAATCGCGGCGTTCGTTGTAAACCGGATATTCCGGGAAGTAACCCGGCATACGACGTTCTCCCATATCCGAGCCGCCGCTATAGCTTCCACCGCGTGAACCACCGCTGTTACGATAGCCCATTTCACCGCCCTGCATCTCACGCATGGCTTTCTCGTAACCATGACGACAACCCTCTCTATAGGCTTCTTCCATAGGATTACCGCCTCTCATACCGAAGTCACGGTCATATTCTCCGCGTCCTTCTTCCAATATTTCCCACATTCCCATATTATTTCTTTGTTTTAGATGTTTCAGCAACTCCGAGCTGTTCCATAAGCCGTTTGTTCAAATCCATAAGGTCGGACATATTTTTGCTCATTTCTGCCATTTGCCCTTTCAGAGAGGATATTTCCTGTTCCTGACGTTGTTTCTCTGCAAATTCGGGGTTCAAGAGCGTCAGCATCTTGTCACATCCCGCAATGACGGAATTGTGGAAGTCCATGCTGTTGATGATGTCTATGCTTTTCTGTTTCATAGAAGCGACCTCGTTATTCATCGCATCACGAGAGCATGACACTACGATATTGCCGTTCTGTCCGAAGTCGGCTATATCCATGCCGGCAGGTAGATTTTGGAAAGTCGTGTTCTGCCCGTTGATACAGACAACGACATCCACAACCATTTCCATTTGGGGCAACTGTCCCATAGGGGATGCCATAGGATATTTCGGCTTAGGAGCGGAAACGCTGACTACCGGACCGTATTCGATAAACGGGTTAGCATCCTTATGAAGTATATACAACTGGTTATTGGTACGAAGTGATTGAAACATATTGGTTTGATTTTAAAGGGGTGTGGCTATTCCCATTTTGGAAATAACCACAAAGCCCCATGTTAACTACTTGCTCTTTTGAGCGGTTGCTTCTGCTGTCGGAGTCGGTGTCGATGCGGTTGTCGGACGATACCCACCGTTAACAAGGAACAGTTCGTTGGTGTACTTGTTATAGTGGATTTCGTAGATACCCGTTCCGGCAAGGTTGCCGACAGTCACCGGCTCATTGTTGTAAGCCAGCAACGGTCTTGTATCCCCATTAGTCCCTATCAGTATCGGGAGTGTAGCAGTCGTACCGGCAGGTATCGCCTGGCGGAGACTGACATAGAAACCGCCTACATAGCTTCTGTTACGGAACGCATGGTTAGGCAGCTCTAAAGTCACGTTCTCCGTGCCGACCGTTACGGCTACCGTAGGAAGGGTATTGAAATTAGCCCTTCCAATAGTAGGGAACAAGAAAGGAAATCCTGTAAAAAAGTTAGGCCACATAATTACCCCCTTTCTTACCGGAATTAACCCCAGTAGTTGTTGCAACCACATCCATAACCGCTACGACCGTATGCGGCATCACCGGCATAAGCCCCGTATGCGGCGGCACGGTAAGTGTCAAGGTTTACGCCGACAATGTTCGGATATTGTACCGGAACAGTGTTGGGCAACTTACATTTGATGCCGTCAACGTCGCTTTGTAATGCCTGCAATCCTGCTGCCAAAGGAGCAATCTGTTGTCCTACTGAATTCAGGATAGTAGCATTCTGGTTACGTTGGGAGATTTCAGCAGTCAAAGTGGCTTTTTCCGCTGTAAGAGCCGCAATCTTGTCCTGTAATGCCTGGTTCTGCATAGCGTCCAGCTTCGCAAGGATAGCATTGGTATTGGCGGTAGCACCGTCACGCAATGAAAGTGCATTCTGATTGGCTGTGTTGACAAGCGCGTTGGTCTGATTGCACATCGCAAGCTGGTTCTCATAGCCCATTGTGGTAATGGCGTTCTGAGTCTTGCAGCAGCAATCTGCAATCTGAGTAAGAACAGCCTGATTTCCGGACTGGAATGCGTTGATGATTTGCTGGCTTGACATGCCCACCTGATTGCCCACATTGGCGATAAGTCCCTGGATATTGCACAGGGCGCTCTGTAACTGTTGGGTAGAGCAGTTCAAAGAAGAAGCAAGCTGGTTGATGGCATTGCCATTGCCCTGAATGGCTGACATCAGGTATTCACGACCGACATCACCGTTAAGCTCGGCAGGCAGACCGCCACCATTGCCAAAGCGGTTGCCAAAGCCGTTGCCGCCCCAACAGAACCACAAAAGGATAATCCAGATGAACCACCACGAGCCGCCCCATTGGTCTTGGCTGCCACGTCCCTGGTTCAGTAAAGCGAGAAGTCCGGGGTCTACACCCTTGCTTCCCATCAAGTTGGGCAACATAGCCATGATGTCAAATTTGCTTCCGCCACCATTTCCGTTGTTCCCGTCTTGGTTGAAGACATACGTTCTTTCCATAGAGATTTATATTTTGTATTACGGTCAAAATCAACCGCATCACAAAAGTATAAATACCGATACTGCCATGAAATCAGTTGTTTCCCAACGCTTTCCTAATGTTTTCCCAATATATTCTCAACATTTTCCCGCCTTCCATACGTTCCTGGAAATTGGAAATCATGTAGTTTATCGCGCGTTTGGTCTTGTGAATTTTAGGAGCTATCTGTGAAGGATACATTCCCCTTTCGACAAGCAACTGTACAAGCAAATAGCGGGCGTCTACGGTTTCCGTATCCTTATCCGAAGATAGTATTCGGCTGGCGGTAATTTCGGTCTCCTGCGCCACGAGATTGATTGTTTCGGCAAAGATTTCTGACTTACACATAGTTTTTCTGAATTTTATATTTATCTTTGCCCTGCCACATAAAATATTTGATTATATACGAACAAAGCATAAGATACCGTGTTGAAGATATTAAAGCCTCCAACGGAAAGGGTCTTATGCTTTATCATGTTTTTATGTGGCAATATCAACGTGATTTCGTTGGGGGCTTTCTTTATACTCTAAGCCCCGAAAGAGTGTCAGCTACAAACCAACTTCTACATCGTTAATTTCTTTCTTACCATACAAATAGATTATAACTTATTCCTGCGCCTACGTACATGCCGCCCGGATAACCATACCCAGCCTGCAACCCCAATCCCCAACGCTTCTTCTTCAACTTGGTGGGAACCGGATGATAGATGTCATTTGTTACTGTCTGATAAACAGTTCTTGGATACACAGTCATACTATCCAGCAGTGGGTCTACATATCCACTCACCACCGCACGATACAGACTATCTTCATACATAACCCGTTTGCGATGAAGTAAAGTATCACCTATACGTACTGTGTCATTCGGCAATATCTGCCAAAAGACCGCTATCGGTGCGGAGATAAGAACCGTATCAAGCTCGACAACCGTCTGTATCTTTGTTTCGGTACGGATTTCTGCCGGCAAAGGCTCGAGCGGGCGGAACCACGCCGCCACACAAGCGATGGCCAGCAATACAACTAATAGCCAGGGTAGTTTTTTCATAACCTCAACAAATAATGATTTACAACCATACCCGCACATATTGCGGCAACCCCACACAGCAAGTCTATTTTGTTCCACTTGCCGTTATAGTAGTGGCAACGGTCGCTGTTCTCCTTGATAAAGAGCATCAGCAGTGCAGTACTGCCACCGAATACTATGGCGGTGGATAGATAGACCACCGCACCTAAGATGTTATTTCTCATATCTTATCCCAGTTTTGTTTCAGCCAGTTTATCTCTTCTTCGGTGAAGCTGCGGTCGGCGACTATGATGGCGCCGTGACAGCCAGTCCAAGTATTTCCAGCGACATTATCGTTTTTATAAAAATATCTACCCCCTAAAATAAGAATGTCATTGCTTTCTTTTGTTCCAACATTGATAGAATTACCGTTATAAGACTGCTTTGTTTGATAAGTTATCCCTTTTTCCGGTATACCAATACTTGTTATACTTCCAAAACTAATTGTTGTAAAACTATTTAAAGATTTTAACTCTACGCTAAAAGCACCATTACTGGGGGCTTCCATACCGCCTAATGAGTTGGATATAAAAGCACTGTATTCTTCTTTCTCAAACCACGTCCTCTCCGCCATCACCGTGTAATCCGTTAATATAGGCATATCGTAAGCAACAGCGTACATCTTGCCGTCGTAGCAAAGCTGGTCGGGGTAGTCGGGGATTTGGGTAAAGCAAACATTATCTACACAAGCATCACTACATATAATACCAACACCAGTATTATTTTCTACACTATAACTTATTGGTAATTCGTAAATACCATCTTTGTTTATAATAATCTCTTTACCTCTATTTCCGTTTTCATCATAATATCTATAAACAAACCTATCATTAACTATTCCTTTTACTTCTACTTTAAAAGCCGGAATATCACTAAGACTGATAAACTGAAATAACCAACCAGCAGGATGTTCTATCAAAGAACAAATCTTATCTTCTTGCCTATCACAGTAGGGTATATATGCTGAATTAATACGTAAGTCAGAAAGAAAGTCAAACTTATACACTCCCATCCCGCTATTCGGCTTACCCTTGCCACCATACAAATAGGCGTGGTTGCCGTTGCCGCTAAGGTCTTTTAGAATAGAAGTAGGAAGCTGCTCAATAGTGATATTACATGTACCTACAAAATTACATCCAAAGCCTACAAAATGATGTCTGTCTTCAATAGTATATATTCCGTCTTCTGTTATAGTATTAATGATTTGGTGTTGCCCATTAACATAATCGGTAATTAAAACTTCTTGATTATCAGTTATACCAATAATACGAACAGTTAAATTGGAATATGGTTCTTGAATATCTTCTACAATACTTAAACCTTTTAGAATACATTCTGTTATTATGAATTTATGTTGGCTAATAGTTGCAACTCCTCTTGCTTTTACATAATTCCAATTAGTAAAATCTTCTACATACGCCTCTATCACATCATAGTTAGTCATACCCTGCTTCTTCGGGTCATACCAAGCCTTGATGTGCTATTTCATACCAGCGGGCCAGACAAGACCGCCACCACCCGAAGCGGACGGGAAACCGACAGACGGTATACCAATAGTAGGAATACCGATTGTCGGGATGCTGATGTTGGGGATAGTGATTGGGTTCATAGGCTATCCCTCTTTAATCATTTTGGCTTCCAATACTTCGGTAGCGCTCTTGATTGTGACGTTTATGCCATTCGCTATCCCTACGATGCGGAAAATCGTATTGGACGCACCGTTATATTGGGATGCGTTGGGATAAAGCGGAACTGGCTCCAAATCATCAATTCCTGCGAAAGCGGTCACATATCCGCCCTTGTTCTTTATCTGTATGGTAACGGGATTGCCGTCACTGACAAACGTTGCGTAATACGCTGTTTTGCCTTCTTCTTGTTGAAATGATAAAACTTCTGCTGCCATGATATTTACTTTTTAGAGTTTCAATACTTGGTTTCTGTTTCCTTCTCTTCGGTGGCTGACGTGTACCCATGAGAAGTTTTTCTCATCAATAACCTGGTCAAAGGGAAGCTTCAATTCTTGTATAAGATTAAACAGCCTTTTGTTCTCTTTCGGAGTATTTGGCGTACCGACAATATCAGCAGCACATCCGTTCATGTGGTCGCTCGTTTTAGAGCCGCCTACTGCTTTATTAAGAGCGGGGCAACGGTATCCGCTTGTCACTGTGATAGGTTTTCCGTAAGCCTCTCTTAACGGGTCGAGGACATTGTCAACCAACGCTTGCGCATTGGGAAGCAGTTCTTGCGGCAATCTATTGTCTATAGCTTTCTTATCAGCCGTTTCGCTTTTAACCAGTTCTGCAATTGTAAAGTATCTCATGTTATTCCTCCTTTCTAAAATATTTGTCATAAACCACACGAGCCACCCATCCGGCAACAACACCGACACCGAATGATGCAACAGTAGTCAGGTTCACCCAAAACGGTGTGTAGTGCATGTACAGCATAACTCCCACGATGATAGCGATAACAATCGCTGCGATAATCAGTTTCTTTTTCATTTTGTTACTCCTTATCTTTAGTTATTATTTCACTCATATCTTCTTTCTCGACATCGAGCACTTTCTTTCCGAACAATCCCAACGCTTTCAGCAAGTTAAAATTATATCCCTTTGGCTTCAAGATATTGCTTATGATAGAGCAGAACTCTATGAAGCAGACAAACAAGCATGAATACACATCAATATTCCATTTATTGCCGGAAGCAATATTTATCATCACCACCATACAAACAAAGGCAAAGTATGTCACCATTTTACCCATAGTACGGCGCACAGCACTTGAAAACCGAAATTCTTCACCCAATAGCAGGCATTTCCTTATCCCGAACATCAAATCGCATACAACGACTGAAAATGTTACTATCAGCCACGGTATCATGTGTTCCAATGACTGTGCAATAAAACTGCTTGCTATTACCGAGAAACCACCCGGTATGCTTTGGGTAATAATGTTATTCTTCATCTTATCGTTATTTGTCAATTATTCCTATCTTTGTGTCTCTTATCAAATAAGCTAACTACTGTCATTCCGTTTTGCTCGTGAGAGTAGGACGGGATTTTCATATCTTGCCGTAATAGCGGAACCACGCTCCCCATTTACGTTCTTTCAAGTAGTTCGGGTTGTCCTGGTTGAATTTGGCTTCCATTTCAAATGCGCTTGCACGGTAAGCATTTTTATTGACCTCTCCGTCCCCAATCTTGTTGTCGGTAAACAGATGGTACACGAAGCTTACAAACCATTCTGCCAAATAAAGAATGTAGTAGAATAGCGGGATAAGTAACAACCACCACGCACTGATATGGAATGACAATAATACGGATGGGATAGCCACTATCTCCATACACTCGAAGAACTGTTTCTGATGTGTCCGTTCATGGCGTATGGTTGCTTCGGACAACTCTTTCAGCTTCGTAAGGATGAAGCCGAAGAGCATGATTGTTGTGTAGCCGCCAAAGAGGATAAGTTTGGCTAATTTGCTGTTGTAGTAGATTGTTTTCATATACATCATCTTATTTATTCATTATAATCAAAAACAAAAAGTACATAATCTAAATCATCAAAATCGCCAGCAATAAAACTTTGAATAGCACTTCCAGGTTGACATATATTTTCATTAATTTCCATTTGCGAATCACTACTACCTACAAGTCTACATTTATAGATTTCTAAATATCTAACAGGGTCGTTGCTTTCATTTTGTATATCAAAATTAATATTACTACCTACACCATTAGAATACCAATCTATTTTACCACTTTCAACAGTAGTTAACTGTCCACTTCTATATAGACTAATATTATGTGAGCTAAGATTGGCTATTATTAACATTCTTGTCTTATATAACGTTTCAGTAGGCGGTAAATAAGTTAAAGCATCATATAATTTACTCCAATCAAATTCTTTGCCAGCAATAAGTTGATTTCCAATACGAATACTCGTATTACTTATACCTACTCTTACCCCCCCCCCCGTTAATATCTTTCGTATCTTTATCCATATCAATTATATTTATTCTTTTATTACTAAAACTAAATAAGAACCATAACCAGTAAAATTAAATAATACATCATTTGCCTTTGCTGTAATAGTATCATTAGCTTCTCCATTATCAGTATCGCCAAAACGAAAATCATATATAATATCTGTATTAGTAGATATTTTCCAATTGGAATAATTATATAAAAAGGAAATACTATTTGAAGCAACATTAACTGTATTATTATCTATATTAAAAGATTTAGTTTCTTGCGAATTATTAACTATAATACACGCAGAACCAGGGTCATTAAAGAAACCATCTTCATAATTAACTGTTACCCCCCCCCTAATATCTCAGTATTACCAATAAACAATCCTGCATTATTAGAACCAACTTTTAAATTACTATCCATATCTTTAAGTTTTTATTCAATTACAGCATACATTGTAGAATTATCTTTAGTACCGATACTATCATATTCAGTTTTAGTACGTTTAACAACTCTTTGTAGATTATCGGAAGTGAGTATATCTTCTATAGAGGCAGCGCAGTCTTCATCATTGGGCATTAGTTTAAATCCCATACGCTTGGAAACAGGACCGTTATTAGTATAATAACTAATATTGCATTGCAAGTTATATTCTTCAGTTTCAGGGTTGTGAAAAGAGTAAATGCTACTAAGTTCAATACAATTATCTTTGCTATTATAACTGTGAAAATAATACTTGGTGTGGTTCGCTATAATATCCTGGATTATTTCTTTCAGATTATCAACCGAACCAAAGATGGTATTTATAAGGTCTATTGCTTCCCTGTCTTTTTCGTTTTTATTGGTAACAAGATAAGTGCCCACAGAAACGTTAATAACCTTACCATAATTGATATTATCCGCATACTTCTTCGTTGCTATATTCGCCACTATTTCCGCAGGGGTTTCAGTTGTTGGTTCTATAACTTCTTCATATCCAACTTCAAGCCTGCTTGTTATCAATTGAATATTAAATTTATGAGAAGTGTAAAACTGATATTTACCACCACCTCGTACATAAACATATTCAAAACTATTTCGAGTTAATTGACCTATACCTCTTACAGGGTCTATATTAGCAAATCTATAAGTAGATATAAAAATATTACGAACTATTTGAGCAGTTCCATATCCTTCAGCATTAACTTCCCAAATTTTGTGAGTAACAAAACCTTCATCATGTTCAGCCCATGACGGGGAACCAGTCATACCAAGTGTCGCATGAACTTCTATCCTGTAGAAATTCAGAGTATCTAATTTAATAATAACCGGATACCACGTATTTTCATCCAACCCGGAGGCGTCAATCTCTGTAAGCTGCATCATGTAGCCAACACTACGAGCGCTTGAAATGCTGTCATCGACATATTTCTTATCAGAAACTTCCGCCCAATCCCCATTCTTACGACCGTATGCCTTTCCATCAGTTGGCGCTTCTTCTATGCCGCCTATCTTCCCCTGACTTACCCATTCGCCGTTCACCCACGCGTAGTAATCATAAGGGGCTTCCGTACCTACAGCCATGAACCCGTCAACTGCCGAACCATCGGGAACAGCAGATTTCAAGGCTTCAAGGGTGGCGTATTCGCCGGCTACCTTAAATGACTTCCCAGGTTCTCCTTGTATACCTGGCTCGCCTTGTTCTCCTTTCAAAAATTCTAAAGGGTAATTGACCACAGAAGCTTCACTGTTGCTTCCAGAAGGTTTAAATGCAGGCAATGACGTTACATCATCCGCTTTGTCCGCATTCGGTACTTCATTAACCCCTATGGAGCTAGCCATAAGGCGGGCAACTATTTCCTGATAATCCTGTTCTGTCCAAGCCATAATTATTCCTGTTTATCGGTTGCTTCTTCCGGTTGATTGTTGATAGCACGATTGAGCGCGTCAATAAAGAAGGGTTTGCAAAAAGTATTTGCATGCTCTTGTATCAAGGACACTTCTTCATCAGTATATTCTGTCTCTTCATTGGAATTGTATATCTTCAAAGCGAGTGCATGCGATGCGATACCGTTACCGTTCCGGTATAATACATTCGCAAAATTCTCTCTACAATCTATATTTTCACAATGCTTACGGGTAATGTCCGTAGCAATCAGTAATTGTTTAAAATTTATCTTTTTCATAACTTTTGCGTTTATTAATTTGCTGGATACGATTTGGTCCTAATATTGTCTTTATAGAAGAAAAGGCCCGCTCTAGGTTCTAAATTGCAGAAATAATTATGTCCTCCCATATTTACCGATATTGACATGTTTCCACCCGATAAACTTACGTCAGAAATTTCTTCGTCTCCATGATATGTATGTAACCTAATTTTGGGATAGTAATTATTCGAACCTCCCCATTCTTCAACCATAAAATTAATACTTCCCACTTCCTTACCGTTTTGATTATACATCCGAATAGAATTAGTATTTGGGTCTATTTCTATTTTTGTGCCTGACGAAGCAGTTGACATTTTGCCAACAATGCTAACATTCCCATTTTCGTCTATCACCAAAGAGTTGTTAGGAGTTCTTACATTTTTAAACACCCCGCTGTTTGCATTTATCTCTCCTTCAAAATATCCACCAATAGCCTTTATTGTCCCGTCTGCCTGAATAGACACATTCCCGTTGGCGGATATATTTCCGGTAAAGTATATGTTTTTGGAAACCACGGAAATGTTATCAAGTGCCACATTGATTTCTGAACCTAATCCGTCTTTTTTGACATATAATTTAAGTTCATCGGTAACCCCATTGATGTCCAGCCCCAACTGCGTTACATCTTCCTCTATTTTTGTAACAGACAATTTGAGGTTTTCCGCTGTCTGCTCAATCTGTGAGAACCTTTGATTGTTACTTTCAGAAAGTTCCTTTACTTCCAACCTGATACTTTCCGCAGTCTGCTCTATTTGGGAACTTAATTTAGTATACAAATCCTCGAATGCGTTTTCGGCAAGAGCCAGCGAGTGTATGTATATATCCCCCGTAAACTTCAACTCGAAATCACCCGTTCCGTCCCATGTGCCGGAATACTCTTTCATTGCGTATTCCTCACTCGGTTCAAGACGTTCGGTGAAATGCAGGTTCTGACCGGGAAATCCTATTGTCAGCGTTCCGGCTGTAGCTACCCTGTACCGGAAAGAGATAAAGAACTTCTTCGGTTCTTCCCCTTCCTCATAGGTAGGCTTATTGGCTAAATCAGCATTTGACTGTTTAATTCCGGAAGAAAGGATACGAAGCACGTCTCTATCCCCGTCTCTGATAATGGCAGCCATAGCGTCCTTACGGGAATAGAACTCCCCATTCACTAATAAGAACTTTCCGTTCACGGTGAAGAAATGAACATCGTTCTTTGCCTCCCAACCGTTCGTATTGCTTGCAAATGCCGCATTGTACAGATAATTATCCTTTGCCTGCACCTCGTCAAGCACTTTGGAGATTTCAGAGTAAATCAAATCTTCCAATATCTTGAACTGGGTCATAATGTTTATTCCCGTTTTCAAGATAAAGTCTCCCATGAACTTGTTGCCTTGCGGACTGATAACCGTCACTTCCTTGCCTGCTAAAGAATAGGAATCTATCCCGGCATACTGGTGGATACTCGGTGCATCATCGCCATACACGGACAAGGTGATTGCGTTCTGACGCTTCTTGTCTGTTCTGTTGCCGAGTTGTACAAGGCTATCGCCTTCCTGCGGTATGTCGCTGTTTGCGTCACAGTCCGTTTTGCTAAGGTCTATATAATCCTCGCCAACACCGACACATAAGCGCCAATAGTAACGGTTGGATACATTCTCATAGACACCCGGTTTGATATTAAACTCCTGGAAACGTATTTGGTCTCCTTCCTTGAACGGGTTTTCAACGGCTGTTTCTTTATCATCAACCAACAGATAGCATCGCCAAAAACCTCCATGTTCTTCTACTTTGCCGCATTTCATTCCGGCGGCAGTAAACATGTAGTTTCCGCCTGCATAAGAGAGTTTCTTTATCTCCAGTTCGGAGAACATCGCCTTGATACGCACAAAGAGTTCGTCCACTTCAATGTAGGATTTACCCGTCTTGCTGTCTACTTTAATGACAAAGCCTTCACCGAGAGCACCGGAAGAAAAATTCATGGACTGGATGTAGTCTGAAAATAATCCGCCTAAGAACTTTATTAAATAGCTGGTTTGGTCAGGTTTGGTTTTATTCAAAAACAGCTTTTCTCCAAAGGCTTTAATGATTGATTCCACTTGTTGGGTAGTTAATCCTCCACCGCCTTGCCCGCCTACTATTGAATCTATCTGATTCTGTATCTTTTCTAAAGTTCCTACCGCTTTGTCATTGCGAAGGGTAATATCATACGTTGGAATGAGAGCGTCTCCTTCCTTTATTGTAAGGCTGTCAATAATAATGCTCCCGTTGATGTTTAAGTCTTCATCCTCGAACAACATTAAATCACCTTCCTTTATACTGTCATGCAGTTCCGGGTGACGCGCCATAAATATTTCGTCTACTTTAGGCTCGTAAGTATATCTTACATAATCATTTTTTGCAAGATATTCTTTGGAAGCTGTTAGCAATCTTTGGGAAGCGGCTTTTATATACACATCCGGCATATCAATACCCAAAAGCACAAATTTATCTCCGGCTTTGATAGTAAAATCCTTATATGGGAAATAAAGATTCAAACCTTCATCATAGACTCTGTTGCATGTTAAGACCCACATATCACCTTGTTTTACGGGCTTGTCTGCATCTCTAAGTATTTCAAATTCACGTCCACCACACATTCCGCTTTTCATGGATATGGTGGGAGTTTCATCGGTAAAGTAATCGTTTATGTCAAATCCAATGTCTTTGAGATATATTTTGAACGGTGGGATGGTTTCCCCTTCTTCAAAGTAACCATCATCCGCGATTGGCGTATTATCCTTATTCACTGAATCGGAAGCGATTTCATCCAACGCTCCGGTAGCATTTACGATTATTCCCGCGTCTTTCAACTGCTGTGCTGTCATTCCTTCCATAGACGGATATATTTCCGGCAAAGAAGTATCGCTCCCGTCAAAGAAAACCGAACCTTCCCGAACTCCGATAATATCTATGTTTTTACTATCAAGGTATGGGTCAAGTGTTTTTTCCGGAAAATCAGGAAGCATCAAGTTTTTAACAGCCATATTATTGGGAACTAATGCTCCGGAAGGTCTTTTGTACTTTCTTGGAACATTGTCCGTCTCAATGCCTTTTTCTATCCGCATCTTTGCGCCTATGCGGACGTTGTCCTTGTCGGCTTCGCTATTCAACAAAACGTAGCATTTCCCAAGAAAGCTACCTCTTCTCATTTTATAAGAGTGTCCATTGATTGTCACATCATACAATGCTGTGTCAGATAGGAATTTCATGTAAAAAGGAAGCGTCACAACAGCACCGTTTATCAAATGTGTATTAGGGTCATATCCGTAAGATACATCCTCGACGGGAGCTTCAACAATAGGACTTCCATATGTTGTATAATAGTTGTACGGCAAGTTTTTGGTACCACCATATGCTCTTAGGCGGGTAATTATCTTCTGTGATGAATCCGCGGTTTTTTGTATGGAGTACAACCCCTTACCCTTTCCATAGCCGAACATGCTTCCTACTGCAATTCCGGCAGTGCCTATTGTTATCGTTCGTCCTCTTATGATAAAGTTTGCCTTAAACTCGCTATTTACCAAAGCAAGTGCGTCCCAAACGTTTATACTGCTTATTGATATGGATTTGTTAGTCTCATTAACATATTCGGGATGTACTGTAACCGTCCATTTTTGCTCTCCTTTATAGATACGGTCAAGGTTCACCTGTATTCTTTCTGCGAGAGCATTTATGCTTTCAGCGTAAAAACTGAATGTAGGCAGGGAAGAGTAGTGAATTAAGTTATCCTCTTTTACATAGTCCAGGAATTCGCATCTTGTCAGTTCGTCTGCGAGAGAGTTGAAAACTACGTTCTCATATTTGAAAGCCTCTCCGTATGTATTTTTGGAGGCTTGCTTCAATTCAGTAGGGTCGTAGTTTATTTCAAATCTTTCTCCGCGATATATCAGATAGTCTCCGACTGTAAAATCAATCGGAGTGGGGGACGTAACGGTAATGTTAACGGAACAAGCTCCCATGAACTCCCCGTTATACTCTAACTTGTTAGCGACACATCGTTGCGTCTGCCCGTCTTTGCTGTATATTATAAACCGTCCCATTATGCCGTAAGAATAATTTGTGTTTTAGGGTCGGTTACCCGAAATGTAATGTTGAAAGTTACGACATCCCCCTCATCTGTCTTGCGGACAAAAAGGTCGGGTTTTATAGATTTAAAATAAACCCCCTGCCTGCCTATTTGGGTATAGGTGTCATAAACCTTTAATTCTGTTCCGTAACCGTCTTTTCCTATCAGATAGTCCAGGAAGGCGACAATCTTTTCATTGGCTGTTCCCATATCACCTTTATAGGCAAACTCTACTTCTATATCATAGGCTTGCACGTAGAGTTCTTCGGGGAAAAAGGTGTCTTCTCCGTCTTGGTCTATCCAGTCCCTTTTGGGCAAATCCTTAATATCTCCATATACAGTAAAAGGGAAGTCCTTGCACACAATCCCCCATTGGGATTTGGTGTCAATAACAGGACTCCCCAGCTTACTTTTCTGAAAATAGATACTGTAAGGCTTTGCCATGTGTTATTTTGAGTTTGTGTTGTAAAAACAAAAAGAGCCAATCAACGGCATATCCGTTAATCAGCTCTTTGGCTTGTTATATCAATACTGCAAATATATGGTGTATTTTCTAAATAATCAAGTAAAAGGTTAGAAAATTGATATAGTTATCCGGCTTACATTATATTTGCAATGAATACTACCTTTCGGGTGACACGATTTTCATGTAGGGGTTCTTTACCCGCTTCTCTTTGAGCTTCCTTTCAAGTTTTTCCATCCTTTCGTACATCAGTTCAATATCTTCGGATAAGTGCAATAATTGAAGTTTGAGGAGCTTGTTCTCTTTCTGCAAGTTATATATCTTTTCTTCCATGATGAATATTTGTTTTAGTCGTTATTCCTGCCATCTGCCCGCCAGCCGTATTACTGGCGGGGTATCATAACGCGAACGTTGGTCGAAACCTCAACGTGCATCTATGCTTGTTTACGTGGCAATATGTTTTTGGGTATAGTTATATCCGTCCGCATAAATGCGGATAACACAAGTAGTTGTTAATATAATATTGATTAATTATTATTTAGCAAAGATACTATGCACCATTGCACGCCCTTTCTCCGTGAAAACCGTGTACGAGCTTGTACCGATGCTTCCGTCATTTCTCGTAAACTGATGCGTTCGCATTTTGGTGTAACCCTTACCCTGATACTTAGCTGTCAGCATCCACGTGCCCGATTGGTAGAACATCACCTTTCGCTCTTTGAGTGCCTTGTGGAACTTGGCGGCATCCATCCCAACCTCTTTTGCAATCTGCGTGGACGTATAAGTGTTGACGGATTGCAGGACGTTATCCACGTACTGCACTTTCGGGGCTGCTTGGCGTAGTTGTTCTTCTTGTAATGCGTTCTGCTGTTCAAGACGCTTGTTTTCGGCTTGTAGGTTCTCAACCCTTTTCTGCAAAATTTGCTGGGAGCGCATAAGGATGTAATCGTCATTTTTGAGCAATGCTTCCCGTTTATTGAACTCATTGATGAACCTTTCTTTGAACTCGCCAGCTTTTGCACCTGTGTAGCCCATGACAAGGAAACTGAAACCGTCTTTAGTCATTTCATAAGCGGTTTGTTCCCGATTTCTTGCATCCTTGTAAGTGATGCGCTCAAAATTGAGCCGATTAAAATCTTCTGAACATGAGAGGCTTTCAATATCTCTCAATACATTCTTGTGTTCCTTTCCGAATACCTGTGCAACGATTAAAGAAGTGGTAACATCGTTGCCGTTACTGTTTTGAAATACTAAATCATCCATCTTGTAGCATTTAAAGATGATTATAGGCAAACAAAAAGCGGTCGCCATATACGCTGCTACAAGATGGTCGTGTACTCCGAAGAGCGACATTATCTTACGTATAGACAACCGCCAATATCCTAAAGTATGGGCATAAAAAATACCCATATATAATATGAGCAAATTAACCGCTTGCCCAACGGAGTAGATACAACTACCATCTTGTAGCACCGCAAAGATAGCCCTTATCTTTGAAATAGCAAACTTATAATCATAAAATCAATTAATTTCGTTTATTTTCTAAGTTATTATGCGAATATATAGAAAATAAACCATATATCCAAAAAGGGGAGCGTAGTAATATCCAAATATGCTTTATAACATATAACAAAAAAGGTGAAAAAACTGTATATAATATATTGCTCTCCAATACAAAGTTGTTAACTTTGCCGCACATTAATTAACATATTCAATGCTATTATGAAAAAAGTTTTATTGAGTCTAATTGTTGTTTTTTCTATGAGTTCTTGTGCTTCAATTTTTACACCTGCAAAGCAAACAATTACGTTTTCAGGGATGGAGGGCACTAAAATTTATGATAATGGCAGAAAAATTGCAACAATTGACGAAAGCGGTGAAGCAACCGCGCGAATAAGAAAAAAGTTATCCTCGAAAGAATTAATTGCTAAAAAAGAGGGTTATAAATCAACGCCGTTTTTACTGGAAGCAAGATTTAATCCTATTTCTTGTATAAATCTTTTGAATGTGATTGCATGGGGAATTGATTTAGGAACCCAAAAAGCATGTAAATGGGATAACACATATATTGAAATTGAGATGGAACAAAAATAATATATAACAATGAAAAAGATTTTATTTATATTAGTTGCCGTTTTAACAACTGCTATGTGCTTTGCACAAAGTAAGTTTGAACCGCAAATCAAGGTTGTATATGATTTAGGTATTGATGATGACAAAAACCAGTCTTTTGGTGCAGAATTTCTTGCTGGATATAGGTTTAATGAAAGCTTTAGGTTGGGAGTAGGTACGGGTGTATCTTGGTGTAAACATTTGTATGAGAAAGCTGGATTAAACTCGACTATGGATAAGTATTATAAGGATTATAAAGAGACCGCATTATACGTTCCATTATTTGTGAATGGAAAGTTTAACTTTATCCGGGAAGGTATATCTCCATATATGTCTCTTGATTTAGGATACACATTTTTTATCCCTTGCTCAGACTATGCAGATAAAAATGATTTAGGCTTTATGATTAAGCCTGCGTTTGGTGTTGATTTTCCGGTTATGAGTGGAAATATTTTTGTAGAACTTGGGTATAAATATCAAAAGAGGGATTGGGCGCTTATCGAAAACGCTGATTATTCGCAATTGTCAATAGCGGTAGGTTATTCATTTTAATATATTCAATGTCCCTAAAGATAATAATTAATTTGATAAGAAAATGAAAAAGATTTTATTTTTACTGGCAATGCTGCCAATGCTTGTTTTTAGTGCGTGTTCGGATGATGATGAAAAGTCACAGGACCAATCTGTTGTTATTAAAACGGGGGAGATATATACTTTAGATTGTCCAAATGTACAACTCCAAAATTCTAATGATTTTATTTTCTCTTTATTAGATGGAAATAAAATTAAAGGAGAACATGTTGGAGAATTTGAAACAATGGCAAATTCTAATGGTACATCTTTTAAACTATCTGTAACAGTAGAACCTTTGCATACTTTATATTTAGATTTAAAGGATTTTCTTGGCATGAGTAGGGAAAATATAGAAAAAGTTTTTGGCAAACCATTGTCTACAAATCAACAAGGGACATCAGTTTATAAAGGATTGGGAATAGAGGATAAAATTCAAATAGCTTATGATAATAATAAAGCATATTTAGGAGCTGTAACATTGAAATCTTCATTTGCTTCAGAGTTGGGAAAACACCTTGCAGACCGGTATGTTTTCTTCTCAGAGCAAGGGGGTCAAATGTTATATATGGATGCTTTAAAGTATGAGGATGCGGAATATTTAGCAATGGTTACTGTAGGGCTACGAACTACATCTATAATGTATATAGGAAAAGATGACCTTTAATATTGTATTGTTCTAAAAAGAAGTTTTATCAATTTACAAAGCCCCGAATCTATTTGGGCGGCAAAGAATATATTAGATATACAGTGAAATCCTTATCGGGTGATGACGCCGAACTTACCATGTCAATGGATGGGGAGAGCATGGATATTAAGGCTGAAAAACGATAAGCCAATTTTAAAGCAATCATCAAGTCAAGCGGAGTTTCTCCGCTTTTCTTGTTTTGTGGCATATGAATTATAATTAATCGGATTTGTTAAAAAGCTGATTTATCGGATATTTATTTGTTTATTTGTTTGTTCTTTCGTTCGTCCTTTCTATATTTGTGCATTAATATAATACAAATGGGTAATTGGAGTGAAAGGCAAGAAGTTAAGAAAGAGGGCAAGGAAAAAGAGAAAATAAGCCGAGAGACGCTTGGAAAGTTCTTTTATGATTTGGCAAAAACATCATTTGCTGCAATGGTAGCAGGTGGGGCTGTGTCATTTTTCACAAGTTCAAACAATGAGTTATATTGGCTTTTGCTTTTGATTGGAGCTTTTTCAACAATAGTATTTGCTTATATTGGTTATAAAGTGATAAGGAGGTAATTATGGAAGGTCTATTAATCGTTTTAGGAGGTTCTGGGGCTTTAGCCCTTTTATTTGCTCTTTGGCTGAATACTCGAAAAGGCAAGAAGTGGCTTGCAAGCTTATAAATTGACTATTATTTAGGTAAAACAATAAAGCCAGACATTAAGCCTGGCTTTTTCTTTGCATGACATCCCCATCGGTTTCCACAATACAATCTTCTCCATGAATGTAAACATATACCGATGCTATATCCTTTTGGATAACATTTACTTTTGCCCGGTCGTACACGTTAATGAATACCTTGCAATACTGTGAACAGTCAATGGTTACTTCGCTGTCATGGCGCACGTAAATATCACATACGGAAAAGCCATCAAATAGGAGAGTACCTTTACAATTTCCGTTCAAAACAGAAATTTGTGACATGTTGCGTTTCTGCACATCTTCATCCACAAAAATATTATTCTTGTGGAGAAGGTCTTTGTCGAAGTGTTCTTTTATGAAAGTGTTGGTAGGGTAATTGTGCTTAATGGCAAAATCAATCCCATGCAGATACTTGTCAATTAATCCTTGTTGGGTAGGATTCCCCCATGCGTGTTGCCACGGTTGGCATAAACCAAACGTAATAGCTTGGTTCAGTAATGTTTTGCTTAAATCCTTTTCGTTCATAACATATTATATTTTGATTTTTCTACCACTTCTGTCTATTACTATACTTAGCATATCTCTAACTTCTTGTACTAAAGCAACGTTTGCTTCGGTATTTTGGGCACTTCTTAACGTATTATTGGCTATCGCCCTCAATTGAGTAAGTTGTTGTTCGGCTATAACATTATATTTCGGAAGAATCTCGTTTCCCCACTTTTCAAGCAAAGCGCGTTTTACACTTACATCTGCACGAATACCGTTTATGTAAGAAGCTAAAATATTGGCGGTTTCTTCTGTAATGTTTTCTTGTATCCCTTTGGAAAGAGTGTTTGAAGCGCTTGTCTCTTCAAGGCTTATTCCCATTTTTTTTGCAGCAGCATTTAGATAATCCCATATTTTCTTTGAGTCTGATATTGTCCCTCGAAGGCTTCCAAGTTGCTGCATTAGTCCGGCTGCCTCTTGTTCCGTCAGATTTGTACCCCCGGCGGAACTGTCTGTAAATATACCTTTATCTCCAAACAGATAATCTCTTAGCTTATTCATGGCAGGTTTTATGACATTCAGAGAAATCATCTCCTTTATGACATTGCGCATAATATCAGCTACCGTATCATCAAAAGCCTTTGCTGCATCTTCTCCGTTGGCGAACGCATTGACTAACGCTTCTGATATTTGGTCTGACCATCCCTTTAAGTCTATACCGAATTGTTCGCTTGCCAAATCTTCATAGAAATACTTGATTTGCTCGCCTAACTCGATATACTGCTGCTTGTAGTCCTCTATTTTAGAAGCATCCGAATCTTTCTTGTCTTGTTCCGCCTTCATTTGCTTTTGCACCTCTTCTTGTTGCTTTTGAAGATTTGCAATCATCTCTTTGGATTGACTTTGGGTAACAGCACCCAATTGCCGTTCTATGACAGATTGAAGGTTCTTATAGTCGTTGGAAAGCTTTTTCACTTCCAGTTGCGAACGTTGGATTGCTTTATCCAGCTTCTTATCATGGGCTTTGGCTATGCTTCCTATTATTCCGGTAATACCGCTGACTACACCCGTAGCCCCTTGCATGATAGCCATCGGATTGCCGGAAGATATACCAGCGAAAAGGGTAGCTCCGCTTTGAGCTGTATTCAATAATCCACCCGCAACTTCTTGTACAGTGCTTAGAGTGTCTCCCATACTGTCATTCCCTAAGGCATCAAATGCTGACCCTAAATCTCCCAAAGTGCCGATAAGAAGATTAGCCATGTCGACAATATCTCCAAAGCCTACTTGAACTTTATCGGAAGCCTCATTTTGTTCATCCTGCGCATCAGTTACTTCTTTTTCCGCATCTGCCAACGTTTTTAATTTTGGAGTTAATTTATCGACGACTTTAGCCTGATAAGATAAGCCGCCATCCGTTTTCTTGGTTCCCGTATGGCTCGTTTCAGAAACACCAGTAGTAACTTCACCGCCATCCTGGATAAACCCAAGTTCTTTTTGAGCCTTTTTCAGTTTTTCAGTGGCTTCCGCATACTCTTTTATTCCGTCTGATAATGTCTTGAAAGGGTTTCTGCTTTCACTTTCGTCACGTAGCTTTTTTAATACATTGACAAGCTCTTTAAACTCGTTGACTTTTAGACTTTGCCCGGTCGTATTTTTAAACTCTTCCAGGTTCTTGATTAGCCTGCTAAGAGTTGCAGAAGAAAGTCTGTCAAGGTCGTCAAAGGTCTTAGCCCAGTCTTCCGAACTCTTGAATTGTTCAAATTTGGTTGATGCAGCATCTTCGCTCGCTTTCTTTTTCCTTTGTGCTATAAGCCTGTCGGTCGCTTCTTCGCCTAATTGACCTCTTTGGCTTTCAATATCTGCCAAGTCCTTTTGAAGATTACGCTCAATATCCTTTATCTTTTGGGCATAATCTTTATAATCCTCAATCATGCCTAAAAGGTTTTCAAGGCTTTCTGAACGCATTTTCTTACTTTCCTCGTTGATTGATTGGTATAGTTTCAGAATTACTCCTTCCCCAAACTGTTTCTTTACATCATCCTCTTTCATGGCAAGGACATCTGTAACGGAGAATTTACTTCCCGTATTTTCAAGCGCTTTGGAAAGTTGGTTGCGCAAATCATCTACTACACTTTTGAATGAGACCTCTCCGCCGAAAGCGATGTTCATGGAAAGAGATTTGTTGCCGGAAGCATTGAATAGCTTCTTATATAAATCCCACTTTTCTCCGGTTTGGGAAACGTACTTTTCTATCTCCTTTAAGGCATCATCAACTTCTTTCTTCGCACTGTCAATTCCCGCCTTGTCAATCTTGATACCAAGAGAAATGTATAAATCTTCTTGCTTCTCTTTGCTTCGGTCTAACTGCCCTTGAATGTATTTGTAAGCCTTGCTTGGGTCGTTCAAGTCCAAATTAACACCTTTCCCGTCAAAGGCGAATGAAAACTCGGGCATACTTTTCACCCTTTGGGATGCCGCCTCGTCCCCTTCTATCTTTCTCCATTTATCATAGCTGGAAATGGCTTTGTCTATGAGGTCGGTACGCTCTTTCCATTGCTCGGCGATAGGGTCTTTTGTGTTTCCAGAAGATTTTTCTAATCCCCCTAAAGCCTTATATATTGTCCTGGTAACTTCAAGTTCCTTATTGTAGGATGCCAGTTGTTTTTCTGAATATTTATTTCCAGATGCAAACGCCTTTGTTTTTTTCTCCAAATCACTGATATTACCGGAAAGCATCTCCATGTATTTTTCGTAAGAATCTCCTGCTTTGGGCTTTAAGGCATCCATGTCGCCAGCAAGTCTGTTTGCTTCTTTTTCCCAATCAGCCAAAGGCTTACTTATATTAATTTGGCTCATGGAATGATAAGATTGTCTGGCTGTGTCTATAATGTTGGCTAAGTCCAAGCTTTGCTTCTCCAGTTCCAATAGTCTGTTTCTTGCTTTAGTGATGTCTTCCGGCTTGTATTTTGCGAAAGACAACTCTTTTCCGTTCTCATCAAATCTTCTATATCCCCCTTCCCTGATAATACTGGCAAGTTTTTCCCTTTCGGAATCAATGCTTTGCTTTTGTATTTGAGCGTTTGCCATTGTTCCGATAAACTGTTTCTTGTATAAATCTTTCTGTTCTTGTGATAATTTTCGCATCTTATCAACAGAAAGAGATATTGCTACTCCGTATTTATCCGTTTGAGTAACTGCATCTTTGAATGTATTGGCGAGATTTTTTGTAATTCGCCCTAATTCTCGACTTTCTTCTGTACTTTTATTGGCTTTTTTGCTAAGGGTCTCGTATCGGTCAATAAGGCTGTCGACGGCTTTATTCCCTTGCATCTTATCGTTCGTATCGGCAATCGTCTTATTTAAGTCTGTAATAACCTCTGTTGTTGTTTTTGCTTCTTCTCTGAACGCATAAAACAGTGCTACAATTCCAGATAAAGCCCCTAATAATAAACCTAATGGGTTAGCCTTTGTCACTAATCCAAGTAGCGCGATAGCGTCTTTTAGACTTCTAACACTTGCAGTTAATGATATGAAAGTTTTTATTAGTTTGAGGTTTACTGAAGATGCTAATAGAGCCATTGTTTTATAAGTACCAAATGAGGCTATTATTGGAATGATTACTTTAGCAAAATCTTTCCAATGTTTCATTAAATCAGTGAGCAGCTCTAAGCTATCTGAAAGTACACCGCTATTGCCTTCCGCAATGTCAGCCATCATAACATCCCAAGCGTCCTGCAAGTTGCTCCATTTGCCAGCAAGGCTTTCCGCAAGGGCTTCCTGCATGTTGTAGAATTTGCCGCCTTCATCGGTCAGCTCCCAAAGGACATCCTTCACCATGCCGAAGCTGACCTCTTTCCGGCTGATTTTATCGAATACGTCTCCGGCGGAAGTTACCACTCCCGTAAGCTTAGTAAACCGTTTCGCCAACTCGTCCACCAACGGAATACCAGCCTCGGTAAACTGCCTCAATTCCTGCCCACGGAGAAAAGCTGCACTGCGCACCTGCCCGTACGCCAATATGATACGTCCCATATCGACACCCACACCTGCGGAAATGTCGGCAAGTCGTTTGGTCGTATCGTAAAGCTCTTCATACGGAATGCTGTATGCGGACAATTGTTTGGTGTATGAAGCCAGTTCTTTGAACTGAAACGGAGAGACAACCGCCAAATCCTTAATGCGATTGAATATGGTTTCCGCCTTCATACTGTCTCCAAGAATGGAGGTAAGGGCAATGCGTTGTTTCTGAAACTCTCCGCCAATGGTATATAATCCCCTTACAAAACGCTCTAAAGTGTATATGGAATACACATTGGCGATTTGATTTTTCAGTTCTCCGGCTATCCGTGATTGAGAAGACATTGTAGTGTTTGTCCTCTTCATTGCCGCATTGTGCGTATCGGAAGCCTTTGCAGCCTGCATTCGGGCAATCCTAAGCTGTTCAAGGGCTTTTTGTGAGTTAACGTAAGCATCTGCACGGATTATCTGCGAAACTCCCCTCATGGCTCTTAGTTCGCTTGCATCAACGCCATGTCCTTTAAAAGCTTCCTTGAGTTTTTTAATACTTTCGCTATCTACATCCAGCTTTACCTTGTAGGTCTTGTTTTTCAGCAAGGCTTCTACCTTGTCTTCAATCTCCTTTATATCTACTTTTAATCCAACCTTTGCACTGGTCGTGACGTGCATATTCACAAGTTTTTTCTTGATAGCTTCGTACTCTTGTTCTGTATAATCTTTCAAGTGAACGCCAAAATTCAAATTTCCGAGGTCTGCCATATTTATTCTTGTTTTGTATCTTGGGGGATAGCGTTAATACCGTTTACTATAAAATCATTGAGGGAAAGTCTTTGCCCTTTCATTTCCCGCTCTTTTCTCTTTTCTTCCCACTTCCTTTTTAAATCTTCCATTTCTTTCGCTGTGTGCGTTTTTTGTTCTGTGTCTGCTTTGTCATACACTACAATCGGAGCATCGCACATCAGAAGTTCGTATTGAGCACAGGTCAATACCCAGTCCATATACCAATTAGGGATATTAATCATTCCCCAAAGAAGAATTAACGGTCGTGTCAGCTCTGGGTGTTTTTCTCCGTTTGCAAATGCTGCTCCTGCCGAAGTTCTTGAAGGATACGTTCTGCTTCCTTTCTCGTCATCGTCATTATCGTGTCTCTCATTCCGGTCAAGAACATGGTAGCATTCAAGTATTCCAGTTTCTGCAATTCCACTTTTTTTTTACCGATAACAACAATATCGGTTAACTCTGTGTCTGTGTATTTTTTCCATAGCATACGCCAGTATATCCAATGGAAAAGTCTTATCTTCCACCAATTATTCAGAATAATGAGAGAGGCACACTTGGCAGTAACTTCATCCTCACTTTTGCAGGAATGTAAGACATGGGTTAATTTTCGTATTGTTCCACGGTGCAGCCATTTTATACCGAACTTTTTTCCTCTTATCGTAATATAATCTATGCTGTTCTCCAGTACATCGTCAAGCGTTTTCTGCTCTGCTGTGGTAGGTTGGTTTATTGTTTTATCGTTCATGCTGTGTTATTGTGATGTGTGAAAAAGGAGAAGGCGGCGGCAATAACGCACACCGCCATATTTTTAAATCAAAGAACCGTCCTGGGTAACTTCCACCGCACTGAACTCATTGGCGGTGAATACGCTGACTGTAGCAGTTCTTTTTGCTCCGCTATTCTCGTCGACTTTGACCGTCACCACTTTCCCGCTAACCGAGGTTTTGCACCATGTTTCCGTTGATGAAGCAGAGACAGAGCTTTCCTTGGTTGTTGCGGTAATGGTTTTCCCTGTATTATCTGCCGCGCTGGTAAAAGACAGGGAAGCTGGAGCTACGGTCAGTCGGCTTTTTTTGTCAAGAAAGCGATATTATCTTCGGAAGAGGAGTCGGACGAAGCGCCATCTTCAAGTTCAATAGTTCCGCTGAGCGCAAAAGCAAATGGGGTAGTGGACGCATTCTCAAACAAGGGGCGTGCGTATACGGCCATTCTTTTTACAAGCAGACATTTTTCTCCGTCGTCACTTATAAGCGCAAATCCTACGTTCAGCTTCTTGCTGTTTAGCACAGTAGAGAATCCCTTGAATTGCTGGTTGTTGATAGTCGCTTGCGCTATTTCAGTGGTTTTCCCAAGAAAATATTCTACCAATTCCTTGCTTACACTTGGAACGGTAGCAGCGAAAGTAATATCTCCTGCTGTACTGGTGACAGCCCAATCCGCTTGCAGACCGTGCACCTTTGTACGGTTTAATGTCGGTTCTGCTTGGGACAAGGAAAGGGTATCTACGGTAACGGGCAAATCAAAATCCGGAGTTACCGTGGCAAAATTTGCAATGCCACCCTTTACCAACATAATGGATGAAAGACCGCTAAATACATCTTTCAATTCCTGCTTTGTTTTCATTGCCATAATAAATAGTTTTAATCGTTTTATTTTATGTTTATTTTATCACAAGGTCAGTCCTTATCAATGTTGCGCTGAACCCTAATCCGTCATTTCCTTTCAAGGTCAATTTGGGGTTTGAGGCACTTATGAAATTGTCGCTGATAGGGAATAGGGAAAGAATATCTCCTACAATAGTGTCCATTTGTTCCAAGTCTTCCGCACTTCCCTTTTTCTGTCTGACATACACTTCAATGGTGCAATAGGTACGGATATTTCCAAATCCGCTGCCATAGGTCATGGAAGACAACAAGCCGGGCAATGACACCACAATGAAATTATCCATTTGCTTAGGCACAGCAGCGGGACGGTCATTTGTGAACACATTCTCACTTACCGTCTTTGCTGCGTCAAACAATGATTTAAGCGCGTCTTTGTATTTAAAATCCTGTTCGTACCCCATATCATTTCATTGGTTTAAAGGTCATTTTAGCAATGCTTTCCGCGTAATCAAATGTATCTGACAGTACATTTAACCCCTTCTTTGACTCCAAGTAGTTAGAATATTCCGTACCTGTACACATCACTAATCCTATGCCATCATTTGGAGTTTTATATGCTTTGAGGAAATTTACAGAAGTGGTTAAACCGTACTCCCCGTTGGTGCCAATCAAGTTGTATTTTTTTATGGGAATAAACTTACCACTTTCATAACTTTGGACCATTATCACGCCAATACCGTCTCCTCTGCTAAGCTTGGGGCGGGTAGGATTTTTTAATCCTTGTGTCACAACGGCGGTAATTATACGAGATAATTTACCTCTATAATAAATTCCAACAGCTAATGAAGTTAGAGTATTTCCGGTTACATTATGGTACTTGGCTGATACTACTCCGTCTTGCAGAAGTCTGATTCCGATTTCTGTTATTCTATCCAGCAAATATTCATCAATGATATTTCTCATCTTTTTTTTGCCTTCTTCCAAGACTTTAGCATTATCTCCCATTTCCCTAATTCTTAGCCAGATTGAAATACAGCGTTGTTCCCATTTCCGTAGGGTAACAATCCGTTACTACACATGATTCAAAACTTTCTCCGTAATCGGTAACATCCACAAGGTCTCCCGCAATGATACCCTTCACAAGTCCAGGAATGTCTATTGCATAATCACTCTTTATGACATTACTTTTTGTAAATGTCCTAAGGCTTGTGCTTCCGTACTTGTTGCATTTCCCTACATACAATACGGTCTCGTTTCCTTCGTCAAAAGATGTTTCTCCGGAAATACGATACACTTTGCATGTATGCGGAAAACGTGGATTATTTACTTTCATAGCGGATACCTTTTATTCATGTTCATACCCAAGTTGACAATTCTGACAGATGATTTACGGACGTTCTCTCCATACAATGCGTATATGTCATTTGCCATTTGCCGAAGGTTACGTTTGTCATAGGCAGAGCTTTGTGTACCACCCTCCTTGTGCTTCCATACACCATTGGCATCCTCTACGCTTCCAGTTACGCTCGGTGTACTTGCGCACCACATATAAAGGTCTGCCCGGCACAAGTCTTTCTGGCGTTTTTCCAACGTGCTGACATCCGTCCCCGGTGCAATTCCCCTGTCAATCAGTATGGTGGAAATAGCACTGTCCGTAACTTCAAAACCGACACAACCACGGAGATATTCCTCTATGGTAGTGCCAGTATTTGTATTTTGAGAATCCTTCATGGTTATTTACCTTTAATGTTCAAGTAGTAGAACCAGCGAACCTTATTAGGAACAACCAATCCGGTCACTTCTGATTTGATTACCTGCGTCATGGTTTCATCATTGAATACCTGACGTATCAGAGTGCGGCCGCCGTCATACAATGCCGTACGGGCACCCGGTGTTTCCATGAAAATAGGACGTCCACATTGTACATCACCCAGGTCTTCATTTGGAACATATGCCAATACTCCCTCTTCAAAGCTTTGCAAATTCTTGTATTGTATAGCTTTGGAAGATTTGTCATATTTCTCCACTACGGATATTGAATCGACAATTCTGATTTCAGCACCGATACGCGTTTCAATGAAAGTTTTGATTGTTTCATCGGGGACAAGATTAGCAAATGCCAACTGCATGCCTTTATCGGAAATATCCGGGCGTGTCGCAACTGTGTACATTTGGCGGAAATACGGAAGGTTAATCAAATCCTCAAAGGTCGTCTTGGAGCATTCCCAGTGACCAGCAGGGGCAAAATCCTTTTCTTGGGAATCGCGTCTTACCTGCCTCATGACTTTTATCGGGTCTATTGTAGTACCCAAAGCTTCTTCCTGCACCGCTTCGCTTTCCGGCTTCTTATACCAGATAGAATCCTTGATATTCTTTTTAGGCACACCGAAATCTATAGTCAATGCAATGCCAAGCGGGTTGTTAGCTGCGTCAATGATTAGCTTACCTTTGTTGGATACAACTTGATTTCGTTGGTATAGGAATGTATTGTAGTTACCACCAAGTAAGCTGTCCACTCCATTAAACAGAAGCTCCATTATTGTAGACTCAATTTCCGGAGTGGTACTGCCGATGGCATCCATCAGCATCATTTTTTCTCTTAGGATTTTGCGGCTCAGTACAATCTCATGCTTGAAGGTTGGCAATCCACCCATTTGCAGGGACATTCCGTCTGTAGATTTGGTTGCGCCATCACTGTCAATATCCACATAGGTAGCCAGCGTGTATGCACGGACTGTTGCTTCTATCTGCTCATATGTGGGATTCAGAGGAATATTAGGATTTAACGGGAACCCCATTTGGGAGAACGTTTGTTCCGCATTGTATTTTTCGGCAAACATGTCATTAATCCATGCTTCCAGCGGTTTATTCCCAGTATATCCCAATGCTGCAAGACCTTTTCCTACAATGTCGTAAAATTCTTTGTTTCTTGTGTACATATTATTCTCCTTTCTTTATTCGTCAGATTCACGCACAAATTCAATCATAGGCAGCTGTGCTTCTACCGATTTGGGAATGCCGCCACCGAACACCCTGTCTGCGTAAATTCTGCCTGCGCGCACAACAGCGCATGTTGCAAGGATACAGCCTTCGGGGATACATACGTCTTCAAATACAAGACCGTTGACATCGGTTAGCTTTCCGCCGGCGGGAGCTCCTTTGACGGTTTCCTCAATATCTCCCGTTACTCCGGTATTTCCTGGAATAAACATGTATGCGTAAAGTTGCGCAGCGGTTTTTTGTGTGAAAGTCACAGTAGCCCCACTACGTTTTACATCCCATTCTGCAAAAGAAGATTTTGCTCCTTCGATTTTGGTAGCTACCAGTTCTGGGGTACTTTCTGATGCGCTTGTTACGGCAACCGAATAGATTTTTCCGCCTAACACAATAGACAAATCCCCGTTTCCGGATGCCTTTTTAGTGATAGTAAGCGTCACTACTGCCTTTACACCAGTCACTCCATCTGCTGTAATTACCTCTACCTGTTTGCCTGCTCCATTGAATTTTACCATTGTGCCGGCATGTATAATATCACCAGGCTTTAATCCCATTCCGGCGACATCAATCATACCACCACCCTGATATAATTCTCTTACTCTTGACCAAACAGGAAAATTTCCGCCAAATCCCGACTGGGATTGACTGATAGTGTTGAAAGTTCCTAATTGTCTCATTCTTTGTCTGTTTTAATGTGTTTATTGTTTTCGAGGAAGTTTTCCTTGCGCTCTTAGCCGGTCTTTGAATGCTTCACGGCGGCTTTTTGCCTGTTCTTCTCCGGTTTCTGCATATTGGTTGATACTTGGGGAAGCGCCATTCCCGAAAATTGCCTTGTATCTTTTTTCATAATTGCGTTTGGCGCAACTGACAATTTCTTCCACTTCCATATCTTTGGTAATTTTCACGTCAGATATGGCGATATTCAGGATTTCATCGTTACAGATATTTTTGCCCCCGTTTTCAATTTGAGATTTCAACAAGTCCATAGACTGGATTTTTAAGTCATGGATTGACGCGGCGTTTTTCTCCGCCTCTCTCTCTTCCTTCAAAAGCAAAATCTCATTTTCCATTTCCTTTAGCTTGTCGGCAAGGACGTTATCTCCTGCTCCTTCTCTTGAGTCAGGAGAACTCTGTTGAGGTTTGTAGTTTTTCTTAAAACTCTCAACTTGGGTTGCGACATCATGGTTGTACTGCCCTTGCATTCCTTGAAGAAAAGATGTCGCCTTGCTATAATAAGCGTCATCAGGCTCCACCCCTTCTGCTACCGGATTCAATTCTATGTACTTCATTAATGTCTGTGACGAAAGACTGGTTTGTCCTAATCTGGTCGTCAGTTCGGATAAGATTTGTTCTTTCTCCATCGTGTTTATTTAGTTTGTGTTATAAAAAAAAAAGAGCCTATCAGTGCTTTGTGCACTAATAAGCTCTTAGGCTTGCATATGTAAAATTGCTATTCTTCTATTCTGACGCTGATAAAATTACGACATCTTCGGCATACAGTCCTAAACAATACGCTACCGTGTATTATTTTCACATCGGTCAACTTTTGCCCGCACACCGGACATGTTACAAAATTTCCTTTTTCGCTGGTCTGTTTTTCATCCAGCTTAGCGTCTATCTTTATCATATCACATGATTTAGTATTGCAAATATATAGTATATTTTCTAAAATACAATGCTTTATGTGTATTTTTATATGAGAAATATTAGAAAATTTATAATAAATCGTATATTTGCATTATATATAACTCATAGAGCTGTGATTCAAGCCGGAGTGTGCGGATTTATACTGCATACGCCGGCTTATTTTTTTTATGGAACACGACAAGATTGTATATACGAAGGGTGGGAATAGTGTGCTTACTTACGCACAAGTGGAAAAATTGCGCGAACAGGAAACTTCACTTAATATAATCGCGCAGAGGGGTTGCCAGGAAAAGTTCTTGGCAACCAATGCGGACATTACCATTTTTGGCGGGAACCGTGGCGGAGGAAAATCGTGGGCATTGCTTATGGAGGTGCTGAAAGATATACAGAACAAGAACAACAACTCCATTATTCTGCGAAATGAGAAAGAAGACCTGTCGGGCGTAATTGAGAAATCATATAAGCTGTTTTCCCAATTCGGGAAATACAACAAATCCCAAAATGACATGACCTGGAATTTTGATTGTGGAGGAAAATTGAAGTTCTCGTATTTCGCCGATTCGTTTAAAGATTTTCAAATCCGGTTTCAGGGAAAGGAATACAATTATATAGGTATAGATGAGATAACTCACATATCCTACGAAAAATTCAAATACCTTATCACTGATAATCGGAATGCTTACGGAATACGAAATCGTTTTTACGGTACATGTAATCCCGACCCAGATTCATGGGTACGTAAGTACATAGACTGGTGGATTGGAGAAAATGGACTCCCGATAGAGGAAAGGGATGGAATAATACGTTATTGCTTCATGGATGGGGATGAAATAAACAATGTATATTGGGGAGATACGCCAGAGGAGGTTTACAGGCAATGCAAGTCATTAATTGATTCTTTATGGAAAGATGAGTATGAGAAATACGGATTCAACAAGCTGACCATGTTTGTCAAATCCGCCACGTTCATCAAAGGGAAGCTGGAAGAAAACGTTGCTCTGATTACGTCCGACCCTAATTATGTCGCCAACCTTGCCCAACAGGGAGAAGAACAGCGTGCCCGCGACCTCGAAGGTAACTGGAACTTCAAAGCCTCCGGCGACGACATTCTTAAGATAGAGCACATGGAACGCTTCTTTAAAAATCCTTCTCAATATGGGGACGGTAAGCGAAGGGTATCATGTGATATTGCGTATGAAGGCGGAGACAATCTTGTTCTATGGTTTTGGATTGGGAACCATATCGAGGACGTATATGTAAGCCGGGATAATTCCAAGCGGACGGAAGAGTGCGTTGCATATAAGTTGCGTGAATGGGGAGTCCTGGAGAAGGACTTTGTTTTTGACTTGAATGGGCCTGGACAGGATTTTAAGGGCAAATTCCCAGATGCTGTCAAGTTCAACAATATGGCAGCTCCTATCCCAACGACAAAAGCTGACGAACAATCTATAAAATATATCTATTCTTCCCTGAAATCACAATGCGCTGATATTCTCGTTAAGAAGATTAAGAATGATGAAATTTCGATTAACCCCGATTTGTTGTCGCGTAAGTTTTCAGGAAACGGATATTCAGATATGACACTTTATAATATCCTGATGAAAGAACGCAAAGCCATCCGGGATGCAGACACAGATAAAGGCTTCTCTTTAATTAAAAAGGAAGTGATGAAAAAGTACGTCGGCCATTCTCCCGACTTTATAGAGGCTATGATTTACAGACAGATTTTTGATATAAGAAAACAACACACTAAACCAAAAGGATTATGGAGAATATAAGTACACGACAGATTATGGTACGCCGTCCGTTTCGGAGAATATTGCCAAATGGATACAAACAAGCAGTAGGGGTTATATCTGGCAGCTTGTCCGTTAATGAGCCTTTAGACAATCCAACATATCAGATAATAACTCAAATGGATTTTTTGAGGGAATTTGAGCCGTCCGGACATGCTATAAATGACCCATTGGTATATCCGGACAGATTAAGACAAGACCCTGAAACAAAAGAGTGGTTTAGAGAGTCCGTTATCAGATGTGCTTTTGCGTTTCAGAGGATTATAACAATCAAACACCTGGTTCATCTTTGTGGAAACGACATTCAATTTGAGTTGGAAGGGGATACCGAAAATGAAAAAGTAAAGGATACATTTTTTAAGTTTCGAACCGGATGGGCTGTAAAGGACATGGAGATAGCATGGTATGAAGCGGCAAAATCCGTAAAGATAACGGGGGACACAGCATTTGTAGGTTATCTCCGAAAAGGAATTTTCTATTGGAAAGTCCTTTCTTTTGAGAAAGGAGATACGTTATATCCCCATTTCGATAATGTTACAGGGGAGCTTACATTGTTTGCCCGTTCCTATTCCGATTTTGACAATAATGGAAATACAGTTACAGACTGGCTTGAAGTTTGGGATGAGAAATATCTCCGTCGCTTTAGAAAAGGGAAAGGGGCGTACAACAAAATAAAGCAAGTGATAAAGAACTTGTTTGGATTAAGCGGATACGAACTCATATCTTCTCAGGAACATGGCTTTACATTTATCCCTGTGGCTTATCACAGAAATGAAGCCGGCGCTTGTTGGTCTCCTTCACAAGACAGCATAGAGCAATACGAACTTGCTTTCTCGCAATTGTCACAAAACAATACAGCTTACGCCTTCCCGATTATGTATTTCAAAGGAGAGGGAGATAGTATTAATATAGAGGGAGGGATTGATGGCACTATAAAGTGTATATCAATGGGACCGGATGATGAAGCCGGTTATCTTAACAAGCAAGATGTTTCCACTGCCTTTACCAAGCAGCTTGATACTTTATACAAGTTAATTTATGAGCAGTCTTTTGCGGTAATTCCACCGGAAGTAAGAAGCGGAGACCTTCCAGGTGTAGCCATAAAGCTGCTTTATTCTCCTGCTTTTGAAAATGCCATGAAGGATGCCCAAGAATATAACCATCTCATTGACGATATGGTAAAGATATTCACTTATGGCTATGGGGTGGAAACCGAAAATCTTATCGACTTGCAAAATTTGAATGTATATGCTTGGATAAAGCCGTATATACATCTGAATGAATCTGAACTTCTACAAAATCTTGCAGTTGCTGTTCAAAACGGGTTCTTGTCCCGGCAGACCGCAAATGAGCAAATTCAGATGTACAGCAATCCTCGCGACTGGGATAGGATTATGAAAGAAAAGAAGGAAGAACAGCAGGCTGACATTCTTTATGAATTGAAATCCCAGCAAATATTCGCCACAGATAATGGAGTTGAACATAATCCGGCAGGAGATGACAAGCAATGAAGCAACCTACAAAAAAACAGATACAGGATGCCAAGGATTTCATAAAATTACGTTTGCAGGCTGAAATATCTATGCAAAGTCATTTGGAGGAGCTTCTTGTACAAGCGGCAAAAGAGATTATAGATATATCATTCAAGTATGATATTCAGCCTGCAATGTTCCGGTTCTCTGCAAATGAGAACTTAAAGCGGGACGTAAGCGAAGTACTCCGTAAGTTGCGTGAGTTAATTTACGATTACACGGAAACTCTTTCTGTATATGACAGAAAGGAGGAAAGAGATGCCATTGTCGCTTTTATAAACAGGGAAGACCACGGAAAGACATTATCAGAGCGTATTAGCATTTATTGCAACCGTTTTCAGTACGAGGTGGAAGCTGCCATTGCAGCCGGTCTGATAGCCGGAATCGGGAAGGATAAAATAAAGAACAGTGTAAAGTCCTACCTCAATGCTCCCTATGCCAATCCTTTTTTCAAGCGTGCTGCCGATAATGGCGGGGCTGCTGCCACACGTATTAAAACAGATGGTGTGAGTTATGGGGTAGGGAAGTCTAATTCCGCTTACAACTCGTTAAATACCCTTACCCGCTTCGCCGTAGGTTCTGCATGGATGTTGTTTTGGGGGCTTGAACATAAGGATAAAGGATATACGGGCTTTTATTCGTACCGTGGGAGCAGTTACCCATGCTCTTATTGCGACAGCATGGTTGGCTATCATCCCATATCCGACTATCAGAACCAGTGGCATATAAGATGCTGCTGCTATTTTGTGTTTGTATAATTAAAAATCATATAATATGTTGAGAGGGAAGGAAGAAAAAATAACATTCAGTAAAGGATTGGGTTCTGAATGCAGAAAAGCGGGAATCAGTATAAAAGAGAAGGCTTTTGCCGACCTTTTAGCGTTAGGATGGAAAGACAAGGATGCCTATCTTATTTCCGGTCTTTACAATCCGGTATATAACCTGGAGATAAACAAGAAGAACATGAATACCCTTTTGTCCGACGATAAAGACTTCATGGACTATTTGACCTCTGCAAGCAGAAAGATTAAACGCAGGCAAAAAGAGAGCGAGAAAGAGGATGATATATTGGTAGATGGTATTAGTGAGGAAGATATTGCTTCCGAGCTATCAAAAGAAAACCAACTTCGTAAACTTATCGCTGCCCGTAAGAAATATGACGGGAAAGAGGGATGCAAGGAATGGATTGACCTCACTAAAATGATAGCAGACATTACTCAAATCAAAAAGGACGAAATAAAGGAAGAGGACACCACAGTGCATTTCTATCTGCCACTTTCATGCAATAATTGCTCCTTGTATCTTGCTGCTAAAAAGAAAGCCGGGAAATAAATCCCGGCAGTTGTGTATCCTTCTAATCCTTAAACTTCCCACTTTTCACTTGCCAAATGCAATCAGCAGCCCATTGAACAAGATACGCCCTTGCCTCTCCATTATTGAAATTAAACCCGCCCAATTCAAATGAATCGGATATAAAGTCTGTGATATGGCTTGCTTCGTGGGCGGCAACCCCAACGGATAATCTGTCTTTTCTGAATATTCCGCAAAATATACCAATCCAACCGCTTTTTTTATCGCTGACAGGATAACAAGTCGCAATAGTAAACGTGTTATTTCCTAATACTTCTGATGTAAAATCAGTACGCTCCATTTTATCAGTCAAGGCATAGAATTTATTCTGCATATCTCCCAATGATGGGTTAATTCCTACCCACAATCTGAATGGGTATATTGTCGGATTAAACTCGTGTATTTGGTATTTATTCTCCAACATGGTTACTAACTTTTAATCGAAATACATTACTTTCTGACCTATACACACCTTAAAGCGGGAAAGCATCTCTGAATATTGAGTAATGTCGTTAGGATTCCTTTTGTTGATGAAAGCACCTGTACGCTTATGGTATCTGATACAAGCATTTTCGGGCGATTTAGCCAACACTTCTTTCTCGTTACTGAAACCAAACAATAATTGTTCTCTGTGCGATACCTTGTACCACTTTACTTGGCTTCTTATCTTTCTGAAATATTTTGCTTTCATGGTTATTTCTCCAACTCTTTTTTCATTTCATACATCTGCCTTTCCTCTTCAATAATCTTAGCGTCTTCTTCGTCAGATATAGGTTTAGCATCCGCACGGTCAAGGGCACTCCCTATTGCCTTTAATACATCCACCTGTAACTCCACATCAATGCAATTGGCAACATATTGGGCATTACGCACTATAAGCATTGGCAGGTTATCTACCTTGTCTTCCAATGGAGTATTATCCAACATCATAAACATCACGCTTCCTGCCCCATATTCAACAGAGAAGTCCCCGCTTACGGTTGATACCTTAATAAAAGGCAAACCGCCTTTCTTGTACTTGACAAAAGTCATGTTCCCGATTTGTGTCTTTCCGAAATCCATAATCCTTATTTTTTTATTTTGTTGTTGTAAAACATATATTCTTCCCCTTTGTGTTGTATGAGTTCCATGCCGAACCTGTCACATATCAACGCCATACGGCTGCTCGGATTGGGGACGACAATGTCACATCCCTTTTCCTTTAAGGCATTGAGCAGATGTAAAAAGTTGCCTCTTCTTTCTTCCCGGCTTATTATTAAAGAAACTAATATGGCATTGCCACGTTTCCATAAATAGCCTGAAAACTTGTCCGAAGTAAAACCTATTTCCTTTGCAAAATCGCAGTCAGGCGGAATACAACCTCTTTCAATCTCTTTTTTTGTGATATGTAGTATCGTATCATTCTTCATATTTAATCCTCATTCAGGAAATCTTCGTCCGAATATTCCCAACCTTCAAACAGATTGGTCTTCGCCTCTTCCGCAATATTGGGCACGTGTCTCATAAAGTTATTCACAATATCCTCGTTGCCACACCACAGCGTATAGACATTGCTGTATCCCTTATCTGCACGTTTTTCCCGTACGTATCCGAGCGAAAGCATGTCAATCCCCAACTTCCTTTGCGAAACCGGGATGACCCCGTTCTTTTTACAAAACCGTTCATAGTTCTTGTATATATCCGAGGATGTCAGCTCTATGGAACCGCTCCCTTCAAATTCTTCCGGCTGGCACTCTTTATATTTGAAATATTCCGAAATACTCCCGTCCACAAGTTTCCCATCCTTTCCCGTAACGCTCGACCGTATCCGTTCCAGTTTCAAATCAATCTTCCCGCCCAAGTTCTCAGGCATCCGCCAATTGTTCTTTTTAAGTTCGCACAACCCTTTCACAATCCAAGCCATTATACCGGCATGTTCCGCTTTCATTCTTTCTGCGAGCATGGTGTCTCTCTTTTCCACCGGTATTGTCTTGTCAAAGTTCAGCACCAGGGCGCGGCGCTGCATACTCTCGTCGTCAGGGTCGTCACGGTTCAGAAAATCTTTCGGCTGCCAACGGTAATTGGAGTTGCACAGCATAATAGGAGGTCTCTGCATCATTGTGATATTCCCACCTATTCCCCGACAGGCAATCGGCTCTCCACTGGATATTGCCTTGATGATGCTCATGTCCTTGAAATCACCCCGGTTGCTTTCCGTGCAGTACATAAGCCTTTTCCTTGACATCGAGTAGGCGGCACGCAGCTGCTCATCCCCACCTCTTGCAAACTGGCTCATCTTTATGTTTAGTATTTCATCCTCTCCAAACATATCCTTTAGAACCCGGTAAATAACACTTTTACCGTTCGCACCAGTACCTTGCAATATAAGGAAATATTCAAAGCTTATATTTTTCCTATTGACAAGGCAAGCACCGAGGAACATCTGCAATATCCTGCGCTTGTGCTTTTCCGGCAATACGCCATCCAGCTCTTCCGTAGGTATCCAGCTTTCTCCAAGAAAGCTTCTCCAGGTAGGACAATTAAAAATCTCCTTGCGGTCATACTTAAACGGATACATCTTTACGCAGTCAAACTTCGGAGAGTGTGGGTAAGTCTTTAAAGTATTCATGTCAACCACGCAATTAGTAAAGCACATAATGCTAAGGTCGGGTTGCAGCTCATGGTCTCTAATGACATTGATTATCCGGTTCATGTAAGAATACATAATCTTATTAGTTCGGTCACGGGCGGCAACACCCATTTTCTCAAGCCACCTGTCTACGGCATCATAGAGCACATTGTAGTCCATGTACTCGTATATCTTTCCCGTAAAAACATACAACGGAACACGGTAATCGGCAATGTCTTTCGTTACAACACCATACCCCTCCCGGAACAATCCTTCAAGACGCCTGCCGTATCTGTCTGTACGTTCCGGATTACTTGTAACCAAAGATATATCCCTGAATGTAGAGGCATATTCGTCGCAATGTTGCGACAGCAGACCGAGCACATAATCCTTTAATTCCCTTCTATTCATTGTAAGTCGCTCATTTTGTGTTTAAAAGAACATAACGCATGCTCCTATAGGCGCATTTTATGAAAATAACCTTTTTTCTTTTATCTGTAAAGGCTAAATACATATATCTATGTTCTTTATCTTCATTATGCAAATATACAACTATCTGATTATAAAACAAGTAAATTTTCTAATTAATATGCGTTAAAACATAGAAAATTACCCAATAATCATCCATATAGTGCAAAAATGTAAAAATACAATGGTTGACTTGTTGTAAAATATCATTACAAATTGGTAGAAAATGGAGAAAATAAAAAATTTTTAGGCGAGGTGACTACGCCGATTTCCTTACAAAAAAATAAAGGGGGGGGTGGCTCTTTGCAGGGTGTTTGCAATGTATTTTGTTGTATAATAGCGGTTTGTGGTTTACATTATACATATAATATAAAGTTTGTGTTTGTTTACATTGTTGTTGCTAGCCAGTCCTGGACATAAAGTAAAGGCTATCACGGCACAGCCAAAGACACCCAATACTATTAATAAATAAAATCAATATCGCATGTGTATTATATAGATAATATCTATTAATCATTGTACTTTGTTAGCGTCCTATGCTTATTCACGTTGTCTATATATTACATTATTAATATAGATTATTTCTATTGCATTTAAAGTGTTTATTATGCTTGTTGTGGTATTATATATTTATATATTCTTACGGATGTGTTTTATATTATAAGTATTTGATATATAGTACATTGTATTATGTTTATTGTATATTTTATAATATGATTATTTTATGAAAATATTTTGCAATATTCTTTGCTATTTACTAAATAATTCGTATCTTTGTAATGTAAGAAAGAGATAGATATAAGGTTCTTGTTCTTACAGGCGTGTTATTAAGTGTTGGAATAAAAAAGAGAGCCTTAACACTGCAATGTTAAGACCCTCGTAGGTTGGGAATACTTAAAGAAGTACCCCCCCCAGACTGGAGGCAAAAGTACTTCTTTAATTTCTCACCTGCAAATATTCTTCCATTTATTTATATACTTGATACAAATACGTTTTAGTCTTATTGTGTTAGGCTTCTGGTATCGTGTTGTATTGGTTTACGTGTACACGCTATAAGGTTGAATCATTAACAATTTAAACTATAGCATTATGAAGACAAAAGAATTTCATTCATTGGAAAAATTAATTGAAGTGGCTGCAAGTGTTGGGCACAACAAGCAGGAGGCAAGCGAAATTATCGCAAAGAACTACGACTACATTAAACGGGTGTACCCTAATGTATCGGCAAAAAAAGCGGTTCATATAGCGTATGTTATTTATTAATTAATTGATGGAGGAAAAGAATATGAAGGCTAACGATATTGTTATAAATGAACGCGAATTACTTAATACAAAAATATATAATCCGGAATTTGATAGTATCAAAAGTATTCCGTGTACAATGGTGTTGCGGTTGATGGATACAGAGGAATACGGGTGTGACTATTGCGGGGCCTTGAATTTGGTTTTAGAACTGTTCCCGGAAATCGACCGGGCGGAACTTGAAAAAGAGTTAGACCAATTCGTATAAATGTATGTTCTTTGTTATGTTATTGTTATTCGGTGCTGTGTTGTTTATCAGCGGCACCGATATAGAGAGAATAAAGGATTTTATAAATGATGAATCGGATAAATTTTAAGGATATGGATACTACAGCAATAAACGATGCAAAACGGATTATTTCACAAATGAATACGGGCAACGAATGCGATTATATGGAGGCGGGATATTTGTATTACGGAATGGGATTGTATGGGTATTCCAACGATGTGATAAAATCCGGGTGCGAATACACAAAAGGCAAAAATGATTTGTTTTTCCATCTGGTGCCTACAATTGAAAACGTATCGAATTTCATTGCTTACATACATAAGGAGCTAGGAATACTATAACTATAATTATTCCGGCGTGGAGGACAGCAAGCGGAGCAACACCGCCGCCGGGAACTATTATAAACCAATAAAATAAAGACAATGAAACGTAAAGAATTAGACAACATTTTACGCAACTTGTTAGTTGCCGGGAACATTGTAACCGTATCATTTGAACAAATGAAAGATATTCGCAAGGAGTTAAACCGCTTTGTAAAGCCTGTACAAATAGAGGTTATTAATAGTGATTTTGAAATGGTTTCTTTCCGCGAGCTAAGATAATAACTGATAAAATAAAACAATCATGCAAACAATTATAGTAACAGTAAACCAGCAGGGCGAAAAAACAGCCCTGCAAATAGATGACAAGGTAATAGCAACCATAGCAAAGGATAGTTTCAATAAAGGGCGTTATTGCGGCTCTTTCGGAGCTTTCGGTTGTTGCAATAACAGCCGTTACCCTGATACTGTGGAATTTATATCGGGGTGCATAGAAAATCACTTTGCCGGTTTTGGTTTGAATGTGGTATTTGAATAAATTTATAGCCAAAACGAATTTAATATAAGGAGGAAATAATATGTATTTAGGTTTTATTCTTTGGGCAATTGTTCTGGTAGTAATACTATGGAACATCAACCCAGCGCTGGTTATTACGTCAGCTTTAATAGGAATCGCTATGGCGATAGGAAAAACAAAAGACAATAAATCAGGTGAATAATATGGAGACTTTAAAGGAAGTGTTTTTGAAGAAATACCCGCAATACGGAAAGGTGTTGCGGGTGTATGAAGAGGTTAACGAAGTGGAATGTACATTCGACAGCATAACAAAACCGAGGTTGTACAACTTTGTTCAGGCTCTTAATGAAAGGGTGGCTACCAATAGCGCTAAAACCTATTGCGCTATGCTTAAATCAATTCTTAACCTGTACAGCGATATGTATTCTTTTCCAAAAGGTTTTGAGGCTATATTGACCTTAAAAAAGGACGCTACGCAAAGTACGTGGCTAACGGACGACGAGATAAAAACGTTATTGGCGTATAATCCTATTAATGAAACGGAACGCGCTGTAAAAAACTGCTTTTTGCTCGGTTGCCTTACAGGCGCCAGACATTCGGATTATATAGAATTTACAGAGGACAACATAGTAGACGGAAGACTGATATATGTTTCACGGAAAACCAAGATTAAAGCGGAGATACCGGCGGCTCCTGCTGTGCTCCGGATATTGAAAGAAAACCGGGAATACGGTATCAATGAACGAAAGGTTTCGGATGTAACCTTTAACGACACAATAAGAAGTATATGCCGGCGATGCGGGATAAACAAGCGTATAAAACTGTACCAGGCGGGCGAATATATAACCGGTGAAAAGTGGGAATTTATTTCTTCGCATTCCGCCCGGAAGTCTTGCGCAACCAACTTATATTTAAGAGGTGCGGACTTGTATTCTATCAGCCGAATGTTAGGGCACTCCAGTGTAACGATGACCGAAACGTATATATGCTGCGGGCTGCGTGAATTATCAGATAAAATAATGGGATATTTCAACGGGTTTAAATAGATTTGCACCTGATTTTATATATACATAAATATTTTATGGCACAAGAAAGTAAATACGCATACGACGAAGATAGTGTAAAGGCTATTGTTCATTGGGCTTTAACGGCTCAACTGCCCACTCAAATAGAGTTGAGCGAGTCGGAGAATATATTCGATGTCAAGAAATACGTACAGGCGAATATACACGATATAAACCAGCATTTCCCCGACCCGTTTTATAACCCGTCAATTGACAGGCTGTACAGATTAAAAGAATTTATTGAAGGGCGAGAATGATTTTATAACCCAGTGGGTTGTTGCGCTTGTTTTGGGTTGAATTTAACCCACTGGGTTGTTTGGATTATAACTTGCTGTCCATCTTTTCAAATTCTTCCTGCACGGACTTGTTTAGCACCTTCGCGTATATCTGGGTTGTCTTTATATCTGTATGTCCCATCATTTTGGCAAGGTTTTCGATTGATACGCCCATATTTAGAGCCATTACCGCAAAACTGTGTCTTGCCATGTGGGAATGAAGGCTTTGCTTTATCCTTGCAATTTCCTGAACGACTTTCAACCTTAAATTATATTGGTAATTGCTTATTATCGGTAGTTTGAAGTCGTATTTTCTCAATATTTCCATTGCGGGTTTTAGGAGCATAAGAAAGTATTCTTCTTCTGTTTTTATTCTAATATCTCTAATAAAAAATTTGCTTCCTTTCTTGATTACTCCGCAGAAATCGAATTTGGACAAATCTGCATAAGACAGACCGGTGAAGCATTGGAAGACGAATAAGTCTCTAACCTTACTAATGCTTTCTGATGTTATTTCTAAATTCTGTATTTGCTTTATTTGGTCCATGGTAAGGTATTTTATTCCTTCGCTTTTCCCACGGTCAAATTTGAGTCTATTATATGGGTTGTCTTTTAACAACTCATATTTAATAGCTTCGTTTATATATCTTTTCAAGCGTTTATGATAGCCATGAACGGTTGTCTGTTTATTATATTTCTTATGTAGGAAATCATCATAATACATTATGTTGGCCGTTGTTATGTCGGAAAAATAAACGATTCTACCAAATTCTTCCAGAGAGTTTATTAATGTAGCATGGGTGTTTAAAGTCCCCTTTCTTAAATCTGTTCTTTCGCTTACCCGGCGCTTTATGAAGTCAAGAAAACTCTCTTTCTGCTGTGAATACTTTAGGAAATGCTCCAGCTTTTCAAAGTTGAAAGGTTCCTTGTTCTTTATAAGTGAGTTGATAAATTCGTTTATATTCTGTATCTGTGCATCGAGCCTTTCGTTCAGGTCTATGGACTGAACTGTATTCTTGACTTTGTTTTTTTCGCTCCATTGGTCGGAATATAGCCTAACGCCTGTACTAATCCATTTCCTTTTCCGTTCAAATAATATTTCTATCTGAACGGTTCCTTTTGTTGTCTTGCTTGCTGTGTGTTTCCGGTCAAACACAAATCTTGCTGTTGGGTACTTCATAATTTAAAAGATTTGGTATCACACAAGGGTATCACATTTGTTGCACATTTCATGAAATACAATGAAATATAGTGAACTAAAATGAAACAAATATAGAACCGCGTTTGTTCGTATAAATCATTGATAATTACATAATATGCTGATAATAAGAAAAAAGGGGTTACATTTCTGTAATCCCTTGCTGTGATTCGCTTGGG